TTACGCGCCTTAACAGACTTTGTTAAGAATTCGCTAATTATCAATAAAATAAGAGGTTTCTCTGTTAACCTTCGTTAAAGAAAAACCTCTTGGAGTGGAGCATAGGATCAAGCTCGCGGAGGAAGAGGCTCCGCCACGCAAATGCTGATTATCAAATAGTTACGGTGGATATTTTGGGAATCGAACCTCGATAGGTTACAGATTGGTACTTGAAATTTTTCCGATTTCGTTTCTATGCGAAACAGGTGAATTGAACCCACTTACGCCCAGCTTGTTCCGGTTACGATTCCATCCGTAGCGGTTACACTCCTGTGTGATATTCCTTCACTCTTTAATGCGAAATACTTTTGTAAAACAATAGCATATAAAGAGATGAAAGCGACATTTAAAGTAACGTTTCTCATTCAGAGAACTAAGCTCAAGGCAAACGGGAAGGCCCCGATTGTAACCCGAATCATTGTCAACGGAGAGATGGCTCACTTCTCCACTCAACAGGAAATCGAACCAGACCGCTGGGACTCCAGGGGGAATCGAACTCTTGGTCAGACAAATGATGAAAAAACCATCAACACATTCCTTGATGAGATCAAGGCATCCTTGAGCAGACACTATTACGATCTCCAGGCATCCGGCGAGAGTATCTCGGCCCTCAAACTGAAGAACAAGTTATGCTCCACTGACGAAAAGCCCATCAAGTCTACGATGGATCTTTTCGATAAGTTCATCACTGAATATGCCGAACTCGTAAAGGCAAGAGGCTACGGCAAAGAGGCTCTAATTCGATATAAAATCTGCAAGAACAGAGTTCAGGAATTCCTCAAGGATGAGATGCATGCAAACGACATTTCCATCGACGCTATCAATAAGCGCTTGCTCGATAAGTTCTACCTTTGGAATCGCAAGACCTATAAGATTGGCAACAACACTGCCATCCACTTCATGCACAAGTTCTCGACGGTCTACAAGATGGCGTGGGACTACGGCTGGGTGACCGGAAACCCCTTCCATATGCTTAACCTCCGCAAGGACAGGACTGAGCGTGCCTACCTGACCATCGACGAACTGGAGAGGCTGGCCAACAAGGAATTCTCCTCAGAGCGGCTTGAGCGCATGAGGGATATCTTCCTCTTCAGCTGCTACACCGGGCTTGCCTACATCGATGTGAAGACTCTCACTACCGACAACCTCGTTCAAAAGGCCGACGGAAAATGGTGGATCGTCACCAAGCGTACCAAGACCGAGGTCCCGGTGAACGTACCGCTGCTGGAAATCCCCATGCGCCTTATCAAGAAGTACGAGCCGCTCCGGAAAGGCAACCTGGTATTCCCGGTCTATTCCAATCAGAAGTCAAACGACTACCTCAAAGAGATCGCAGCCCTCTGCGACATCCACAAGGACGTGACCTTCCACGTTGCCCGGCACACCTTCGCCACCACCATTACTTTGGAGAATGGAGTGCCTATTGAGTCCGTTTCCAAGATGCTCGGCCACACCAACGTGCAGACCACCCAGATTTATGCCCGCATCACCGAGCGCAAAATCAATCAGGATATGGAGGTGCTTTCCAAGAAGCTGGATCCCCAGGCCGGAGTCTACATAATGCCAGAGTCAGAGTACCGGGCTCGCAAGGCCAGAAAACTCCGCCAGGAACTGCAAGAATTCGCCCTATCGAACGGAGTCCCCGTCAGAAGTTAGTTTTCAATCCTACGGCCAGAGAAAAGGCCAACAAAGCGAAAAGGGCCGTCCTTCCCGGATGGCCCTTGGCCTTTATATAGTATAAAAGAAGAACTTCTCTCTAAACCTGTCTGACATAAATTCAGTCAGATCCTCCCAAAACACGCTCTTAACACGACTTAAATAATCTTTGTCCAGGAACTCATTAACAAAGGCATTATAGTGATTTAGAGCGCTGCAATTCTCGCGAGGAAACAGGAAAACGACATACTCATTCTGCCAGTTAGCCTGGGTAACTCGTAGCGCATTCCTAAATAATTGATAGTGCCTTTTGAATTCCTCGAAAGATGGTTTTTTTGAGAGACATGCGCAATTATCAATCATTTCGGAATAAATCGATGCGAATTTATTTCGATGATTATCATCGTCTTTACAATTACCAAAGTATCTCTCTGTGTATTTTATCTCAAAGTAAATTCGTTTTAATTGATTCTGGCCAGATATATAGAAGTCAAAATTCGTATTTTCTTCGCTATCAGGAATCCACTCGAATTCAGCATGTCCATCGTTAAATTCGTTAAAGGGAAGCCCCATTTTGTTAAGGCACTTCAGCATGGAACTGGTAATAGTTTTTTCTTTGTCTGGGCTCAACATCGGTCGGAAAAACTCATAGCAAACAATTTGTGATGAGTTTAAGTGATGAGCGAATTGCTGCGGGCTTACGAACAGATCGGGATCAACATTATCGGACATTATAATCTCATTTATGATATCCAATTGAGGCTTCCCATTCAGTTTAGCAATGTGTTTTTTAGGATGTCCTTTAAAATCTCCAATGCCCCATTCATTATATTGTTCCAGGTGGGTTTGGACATCTTTGACAAATAGATCATACGAGGAATACGTTTTCATGGTCTTATAAATTGATTTCACTAAACCTGTCTACTTCTGTTCCGTCGGGAAGGACGACTTTACTGAAAAAGATATCTTGCGGGCGCACCCATATTTGTCCTGCGCCATAAAGCGCCTGATACACGACAACATCCTCCAGCGTCTCAGAGTCTTTGCCAAAGCCGATGAGTTTGTACTTACCACCACGGAAATGTTGGAAATAACGGTTTTTAGTCAATCGACGTTCTGTGAGGGCTTTCTTCCATGTTTTCTCTTTCTCGAAAGGATACTCACCGCCTGCAGCAATAACATCGGCCACAACCTGCTTAACCAGTGGCTTGGTAAGGGAGGCATTCTGTGTGCGAGCAAAGTTTTCCAGTCGATTTACAGCCCTTTCCATTGAATCAAGGAAAGCATTTATAGTGGTTGATGCCGTATTCTTGTGGTTATATGCCGCAGGAGTTACTCTACACTTTTGTGAATCCCATGCCTGAGGAGGAATGCTGAAGCCCATCGTGGTCTGATACCGATCACCGTTAAAGGACCAGACAACCCGTATAGGGGCCTCGTTGTGCTTGTTTTGGCGCTTGTCAAGATAGAGTTTCAGGGGCATAAAAGTGGGTTTTTACAAAGATATAATATCGCTGGCATTTTTGCAAGCGCCTCGGAATGCCATCAAACGCCATTTTTGAAAAATTATTTCTTGAAAAGCCTCGATTTTCGTCAAAAAACAGGCCTCTCTGCAAAACGACTTCGTATTAAATAATTGTAACTTTTCCTGACGAGGAGGTTGCCTAAGAGTCTTTGACAAGTCTGATATCCTCTGAAAAATCGCGGCCTCCGGTACCAAGGCCGCCAATAAATACGAGCACAAAGATAACAAAGTTTCAGAAATCAATATGAATAAAAAACTCCTTGCAAAAATCAACCGCGCCCTTGAGAACACCAAGGCCGCCGGCATGGCACCAGCCACAAAAGAAGCCCTCCAGGAGCGCCTCAGTACTGAACTGGAGTGGGCCGATTCGGAATATGGTCTTTGGCCGTTCATTAAACTGCTCACCGATGTCGTGGAAAAAGTCCGCTCTGCCGGCGTCGTAACCAGCCCGGGCTATGGTCACCTTACGAGCTTCTTTCTTCTCTATCTGGCGGGTGTGACACGGGTCAATCCCGTTGACTGGGACTTACCCATCAGCCGTTTCCTTCTCCCATTTATCTATCGCCATGATTTATATCTGGAAACCGGAACCGGTGGAATAGCGGTCGCTGAGAAAGTACTGCGAAACAGGGACGAGCTCATTATTGAAACTGAGCCCGGCACCTTTCAAATAACCTTCCTTGAAGGAAACGTGCAAACTCCTCTCATACTCCACATCATCGAATATGCCGAGCTGGATCGCTTCCGTCGCACTATCAAAGATGGTTGGCATCCACTGGATGAAGCCACCCTTCGGCTCTTTGGCCGAGGTGACACGGATGGTTCTATTTGGTTTGAGTCTGACAAGATGCGGGAATGGCTCACGGACTTCGGACCGGAGTCGATGTCAGACCTGGTCCTTCTGCGAGCCTTGTACTATCCTGGGCGAATCAACCTCTTCCCGGAGATTCTCCGCCGGAAGCAACATCCCGATGATATTCCATCCACCGGGAATCTCGAAGCCGACCTCATCCTTCGCGACACCTATGGTATCCTGGTCTACCAAGAACAGGCCATTCAGCTCGCTAATGCAGATGTCTTGACCGCCAATCCCAATGATGATATGGATAGATGGCTAAATCAAGTGCGACAAAAGGGTCTCTCTCCAGTAATGATTCCTTACAAAGATTTGGCGCTTAAAGGCCATGAAGTCGCCCGAACCATGCTCTCTGTCGAGGCTCTGTGGCCCCGCCGGTTCAAAACCTCACTGCGATGACAAACATAGTCATCAACCTCCCCTGGGAGTGCGGAAAAGGATGGTGGCCGCTGATCGAGAAAGTCGCAGCGGCCATCGATTCCTTCAACGCAACACACCCAGACGCTCCTGTCGAAGTCAGCCAGATCAAACAGAAGTTTGGCGGGCTTCGAATCTATCACTACAACGCACCAGAGGATATCAGACAGCTCATTGACCAGGCCATCGAGGCCTCCTGGCACACCTGCGAACGCTGCGGCGCCACGGAAGGTGTCGCCACCAACCTGGAAGGTTACAGGTTCACCCTCTGCCCGGAATGCCGTAAGGAAATCAAACCGAGGACACTATTGGAAAACAAGATTAGAATTCAACGAAAAAACTCACCATCGTTATGAAGAAGACCATTGTTACAATCGTTATCGCGCTGCTGGTATCATTTGCTGCAGCAGCCCAAAGCACCAACCCGCTAAACTATAGCGGCCGTATGTATGTCGAGGCCATAGAGATCATCGCTACGCCTCGATACGTCTCCTACGAGGACCACGCCATCCTATCTCAGCAGATGCGAATTCCCTCAGTCGAAATCACCAAGATTGACATGGACTTTGAAAAAGGCATCGTAACCGCCAAAGAAATCGAGATGAAGATTAAGGTCAACGGCTGCAAGAAATACGATACCGACCACGGCTGGGTGGTTGTCGTATATGTGGATCTGGTCAACGAAGGCGACAAGGCGGAACTCGTCTGGCCGGAGTACGGCAAGCCCTTCTTCCAGCAGATTACAAAGGCGGAAGATGGTGTCAAGATTGCCCGCATGGTCCTGTCCAGCAAGCCCTATGTGGCCGATGAAAGCGAAGCCCTGAGGGATATGCTCATGGGGCTTGGAACAATGTAGTCTATCCCAATATCCACCCCTTATCGGTTACCAAGGCCAGCTGAGCAGCACTCAGTTTGGCCTTGTTTCTTGCTCCGAAGGTGATCTTCTTGGTAATAGGGACCGCTTCCTGATTGAGGTCGGCCAGCGAGTCGATGACGGACAGCAGGCTTTCGACCGTGAGCTTCGGGGCTCCGGAGAGCCAAGTGTCCACCCGGAGTGTTCCAGAGAACCGGAGGTACTCCAAATTGGCGCACCCGGTGAAGGTGCTGTCCATTTGTGAAGTGAGGCTGGATACATTCAGAGGGTTGTGGATGGCCACCAGCGAGGAGCAGTTGTGGAAGCACTCACCCAGGGTGGTGGCCGCATTTGTTATGAGGCCGTCGATCTCCTGCAATGCAGTGCAGCCGTAGAAGGCGTACACAAAGTTTGTGACATTGTCGGTGTAGAGCCTGGGCACAGACTTGAGTGCAGTACAGCCCATAGCAAACTTATACATGGATGTAAAGTTCTGCGTTGCATCGGCAAGACACTCCGGAATCTTCTCCAGCATTGTATTCCCGGCAAATACCTCGTATCCGTTCCGGATGTTCCCCAGATCTGGAATGCTGCAGATGGCGTTGGTGTAGTCCATCAACGTCTGGCAATCCTCTGTCTCGCCACCCTTATCGTAGATGTACTCTTCCATCCGGCCCCGGATCCAATTGAGCCGATTGATGATTTGTTGGAATTCTTCTCTCATAGTCTATCCGAGTATTACTTGCATGGCCTCGGCAAACTCCTCAAGGCCAAGATAAGTGATGAGTTCATCGATGGTAGCGTGATAGGAAGCCCCGTCACGTTCGATTTCGATTTTGTCCGTTCCAAGGATCTCCGTAGCCCTTCCAAGCTGGGAGATCATTACTCCGTCTGCCATAATTATCCTCCTAAAATGCTGGTTTTAAAGTTCTCCTTCCCAAGGACATAGACAAGGTCTCGTCCCTTGGCCGTCAGCTCACCCCCAAGGGTGATGTTTACATTCTGCGCTGCGCCTGCGGCCGGGAGCATCTGCTGTAGCCGGGAAAGTGGTGCAATTACCTCCGGATCCACTCCGGCATTAGGGTTGTCTCCGACCACTGCGTAGGTCTTTCCGTATGCCAGACCGCCTCCGGCCAGAGCAGGAACTTGCGCCTGTGCATTCTTGTTGATGAGCGCTGTCATAAGGGCAGCGGCCGCGACCATCGCAGCACCCACACCGATGGCTACCCACGGATTGGCCAGCACAGATTTGAGGGCGCTCTTGAAGGCGACCACCATGACACCGAACTCGATGAGCTGCGAACCGATGTTCTTCAGGAACGATGCAAATTGCTTCAGGATGGCCGTCATCAGTCCTCCGAAGCCAAGGTCTCCGGCAAGCATCTGCCCGATGGCTTCTGCAGCTGCGGTAATGCTCTCTGCGAGGAATTGCGACACCTGCTGGTCGAAGTTCTTCATGGTGCTGGCCACCTGGTTCGATACGTAGTCGAGGGCCTCCGAAAACTTCCATCCTCGTTCAACAAGAGACTGAGTGTAGTTCTGGACGGCATCGTAGACCCCTTTGAAATTATCCTGAAGATGCTCCGATGTGTCGTCTGCCCAATCGAAGATGCCATTCCGAACTGAGGTGAAGATCTCCTTTGCCTGCTGCTGGTACTTGCTGATGACAGGCTGGATGTCCGGCATCTTGTACTCCAGCTGCGGCATGGGAATGGCCATCGGTTTTATCGGAGCGAGGGTAGGCTCGTTTCCCCGATTCTTCATCCGGGCCGCTTGCTCCGGAGTGATGTTCTGCAGGTACGAGAGGTTTTCTCGCATCTCCTCCAGCTGGGCATTGATGGTGGCCAGCTCCTCTGGACTCTGAGCCACCAGCTTTTTCTTTTCCAGATCAGAAATCTGCTGCTGCAGTGTGCCGATAAGCCCGGTTGCCGTTTCCACAGAGAAGTTCTGATTTTGGAGCTCCTCCATCATCTTTCTGGTCTGCTCAACAGCCTCCTCCTGCATTCTCGTAGCATCGGCTTGGATCCTTGCTTCTTCCTGCAGTTTCTTGTTCTTGACTTCAATGGCAGCGGTGAGCAGCTCTTCCTGTCTTTGGAGCTTGCCGTATTCTCCAATGTCATAGGTTTTCTGAACGGTAGCCCCAGCTATCATTCCACCCATGTTTGGAAGGAAACGCCATTTGACGGTGTTCGTTTTGACATCCTCCATCTGCCTCCTGGTCTCGGCCAGCTGGGTTTGCAGATCCTCCAGAGATGAGTTCTCGGCCGTCTCGTTGATGAGTTCCTGCTTCTTTATCTTGGCATAGGCAAAGGCCGCAGCCAGCGCCAGCACCGCTGCCGTTATGATACCAACTGGAGAGAGCAATGCGGTAAACCCGGCCGACAGCATCGGGATGAGTTTTATTACTCCGGAGATGCCTATGAGGAGCGGGCCGATGGCGGCAGCTATGCCACCAATCACAACGATGACCTTTTGCATCGTGGGCGACATCCCTTGGAGCATCGAGACGATGCGGCCAAGGAATGCGGCAATCTTATTGATGAAAGGAGTGAGAGTATTTCCGATCTGCTCAAGGAAGTCACCCCACGAGTTTTTGAGCTGCTTGAGTGCTCCCATGCCCACTTTGGCCGCAGCCTCGGCCTGCCCACCGAACTTCTGCTCCAGCGCATCCAGAATAACTCCTTGGGCCTTGGCGGTGTCCCCGGTCTCCACCAACTGCTTAACCATAGCCTTCTGCTCATCGGTGAAGTTGATCCCGGCACGAGACAGTGCCGACATCTTGCCAATAGGGTCATCGAGGGCCTTGCCCAGCATGGTAGCGGCACTGCCCAGATCCATCTCAAGGGCAGTCGACATGTCGAGCGCCATCTGCTGGGTGCGCTTGAAGTTATCCCCGGTGATGTTGGTAAAGGCCAGAAGCCTGGTCGTTACGTCATTGAGGATGGTCTCGTCACCGAAGATGGTCTTGCTCTGGAGCTCAGACGCATAGGCCTTAAGCTGGTCGAGATTGTACCCGACTTGATTCCCGGTAGACTTGAGAGCAGTGGCCACTTTCGTCTCTGCTTTGGCCTGCGTATCCGCATTCTGGAGGGCGACCACCCCCAGCGCAGTGAGCGGAGCCGTCACCTTCAGCGACAACGACTTGCCGATGGAAGAGAGCCGCTTCTCCAGCTGGCCGAGGCCCTTTTCCACCTGGTTTGCTTTCTGCTGGAACTCGTAAGAGTCCGCACCAATCTTTATGAGCAGATCTGCTATCCTTCTTGACATAACTAACTGCGGTCTTGACGATAGAGTTTCCAGCCAGCAATGACTTCATCGATGTTTGCCGGGACACCGTTTTCCACCTTGGACATGGCGGCAACCATCAGCACCATCTCATCCATGCTGGTGATGTCTATCGGCGAGTCCGGCCCCCGGAGGATGGCATCGGCAACGTGCTGGATGTAGGATTCCGTATGGTTCTCAGAGGGAGGAGCATAGCGGGAGATGATCTGCCGGACGGTCTTGAGGCCCAGGCTCCGGACATAGTAGTGGATGAGCACAAACATCGCCCGGTAGCCATATTCCATGCTCTGGAACTGCTTAAATGCGGTATCCTGCGAGGGAACGATCTCGCCCTTGTAGGTGGTCTTTGAGATGCGAATGTTACCGGGATTGCAATTGCGATACCCGCGAGAGAGTTTATTTGCCATCTTCGTTTTGTGCCTCCTCCGCACGGAGTCGAGCTTCCTCGGCCTCCTTTTCAAGTTGTAGCTTCTTCTTTCTGTCGTATTCGGCCTTGAGAGTGAGCACCGGGCAGTCGCTTGGCTCATCGACATATTCGCACTTGAAAGCCTGCCGGATGACGTGACGGTTTTCGCTGATTTCGACATCCTTGTGCTCGATGATGATGGAGAGCTTGTCCACCTTCTTTTCGAGCGTTTCCACTCGGCCATCCAGACGCTGGATCTGCTGGCTCTGGAGAGTGACAATCTGCTCGGTGTTTTTGAGCTCCGAGCTCTGGGCCTCGGCATTCTCCTTTCGCTTCTTTGGTTTAAAAAAGAGGATCGTCCCCACCAGGCCGCTGGCAAGGATGAAGTTCAGAACGAGGCTGATAATCTGTATTGTAATGTTTCCTTCCATGATATTATGATCCGTATTCAGGAATAAACTTATAAACCCCTTGCTCTCGGACGATGTAGAGGTCTCCGTAGATGAAAAATACACCTCGGATATAACTCTCATCGGCTGCGTAGTTCTTTAGGAGAAAACGCGTCTGGGTATTGATGTCGATGATTGGGACGGCATCCCACTCACAGCAGACCTTTGTCTGGGAGATGGCGCAGTGGTTGCAGGTGCGGTTGAGTCTGAAGAGTTCCGAGTAGGTGGTGATGGAGTCTCTCTTGTAGAGCAAGACCAAGTCGATATCGGCATCGCTCATCGCCAGATAATCATCTGTCACCGCAAAGCATTTGCTGTACTCCTTGAGAAAGAATACGTTCGGAGCCGTATGGTAGCGACAGTCGTACACATAGACCCCCCTTGTTGTGTTGATGACGATCTGGTTTTTTGAAACCACTGCACCATTGAACGTGCCATACATATAGACCAGCGGCTGGCCATGCGATGTGCCTGAGGTGTGGGTGTAGTGCATCGGCACCTCCGGGCGAGTAAGCTGCATGACATTGGTGTATTGAGTCAGCATCCAGAAGTAGTCCTCCCGGAAAGTGATAAATCCTCCGTAGTTCTCCGGCAGAGTGAGTTGCCTTCGCACCACACCCCGGTAGTCGCAGAAGTAGGCCACTCCCTGCTCCACCCGGACAAAACCATTCTGGGCCTCGAAAAGTGTGAAGGAGTATACGGAGGAATACAGCAACACAGCCTGCCGGGTGACGGTATCAAAGCGCAGGATCTCGTCCCGATCGGTCTGGAGAAGGATGAAATCAAGGCAGCGGATGGCGTTGGTGATGTGTTTTTCTGTTGTGTCTACCAGAGTGACCAATACGCAGTCGTCTCCCTCCGGAGGGATGTCCGGATTGATGAGCCTGGGCAGCTCGACGAGTTCCGCATTGTAGGAGTCCCCAAGGCCGTCCACCTCCAGCGAGTTTACATAGAATCCTGCATGGAGGTATTTGTCGTCCAGAATAACGGTGTTGAGATCGATGTGCAGCGAGGTAAAGATTTCTCCGGAGAGTCGCTTTGCAGGAACTTGGCGCATCTTCAGAGCGGAGATGGCCATGTGCTGCACCAGCGTAGCATAGTCCTCCTTTCCCTTGGTGCGCCAGAGCCGGGTAACCACTCCGTTATACTTCTCAAAATATAGAGAATACAGCAGCAGGTCATTGGGGATGCTGGGGATGTCGCTCACCGGGAGTTCGATATCCATGTCCACATTATTTGCCGGATTGACGAGGGTCTTGTACACGAGGCCCTGATCGTAGAGGTCTCCGGCATCGATGGACATCCGCATATCGTAGAAGATCATGAACTCATAGGTGCTGTAGTATGTATGACCGGAGGTATGGCTTTGGCCCACGAGGGTCTGTTTGATGTAGAAGAACCAATGGCCATCGGCCGGGATGCCTGCGATCTCCAGCTTATAGCTCTCATCCGTTCCGGTGGTTACATCCACCTCCAGATTCGTCTCGTATTCGTTCCAGCCGCCATCTCCATCCAGCCAATAGGTCGTACCGTTGTCTCCTACGATCTTGACACCGAAGGTGAGACTGACGGTATGAGTTCTGCCAGACTGCGGAGTGCTGGAGCTGCTGCCGGAGCCTCCATTGGTACGGTTGTAATTGGAGTACCGGGCCTTTAGCATCATCTCCCACGTGATGTCGAAATTGCACTGCTGGACGGGGCATCCGTTTGTCTGGAGGACATTTCCGGTATGAGCGCTGTTCCCGGTGAGGGTGATGCTGCCATCATCTCCGAAGGTCAGGTCTCCATCGTTGTTCATCCACCTGGTTGGAACGTAGAATCCCAGCTGCTTGAGGAGGTTGTCGAGAGCCTTGTTCCGGACGGTCACGCTGATGTTCCTCAGGGCCGGGACGATGTCGAGGGTGGTATTTTCACCAATCATGTAGAATCCATCCTCCCAGAGGTTATCCTGCACCAGACGGGAGGTATTGGTATTGACGATGCGGATCCGGCCTCGCTGGGTGATTCGCTCATCATCGCTGGCCACCTCGCGGGGCAGCTTCTTGCGCTGCTTGACAAGATTGCTGAAGTACCAAGGGCGATATTCTTCGAAGAGCGACACCACCCTCCGGATATGGATGGCTCCGCCACTCTGGAAGATCTGCGCTCCGAAGGGAGCGAGGCAGAGTTCGAGGATATCTCGGTAGGTCGGATCTTCATACACATAGAATAGGCGCTCCAGATCCAGATAGACATACTGCAGCGGACTGGTGGTGTCGGCAAGGCCCTGCGGGATAAGGTCAACCCAGATGCTGGTGCTCATGTCCAGCTCCAGCACGCTGATACAGGTGTTTAGGAGGTTGAACAGGGACTTTGTTCCGGTAGTGCCCATCCCAAGGATGTCTTTGAAATCGATGTTGGAGAGGATATTGAATCCGTCCACCGCCTTGATCGTAACATCGTAGGGAGGGGCCGCGAATTTCTCGGAGTAGAGGTCTGCCACAATAAATCCCCGCCAGAAGAGGGATCCGTTCCGGTAGAGGGACATCCGGTACTCGCGGGGATCCGAAGTGAAGAGGCTTAGGTAGTGGAAATTGTGCGTGCAGTTGATATTGATGCTGGCTTCGGATGCCTTGACCGGGGTGTAGAAGTCATCACCCCTTCGCTCCCACGTGATCTTGATGGGCGATACTCCGGAGAAGGTCATCTGCTCCGATGGCCCTGTGTAACCCCGCTGGGCAATCTCGCACTTCCATGCGATGCCCTGGTATTTGGAGCGCATCTCCGCCCAATATTTGAGTCCGAAAACAGCCATCGTACATTCCTTTTGCGGGTGTAAAGGTAGATGGCAGAGCACGTTCCCAAGTGAAACATTGTTGCAGTCTTAGAAATTTCGTAATTTTGTAAACTCTACAAAAAGTACCTTCTATGAAAAAGATAGCAACTTTATTATCTATGCTCGTAATTGCGATGCTCCCTTTCGGATGCGAAAAGGCGGGTGGTAACGAGAACGGAAATGAGCAAGAATCTGTCATTGAAGTAACATCAGTGAATCTTAATACTCCCACTCTCGAGTTGGAAATTGGCGAGGAGTCCCAACTGACAGCCATTATTTCCCCGTCAAATGCATCTGACAAAAAGGTCATATGGGGATCCTCCAATGTCAAGGTCGTTACAGTGAGCGAGGCGGGTCTTGTAAAGGGAGTCGCTGAGGGTAGCGCTACTGTAACCGCCACTGCTGGTGGCAAGCAGAGCACTTGTTCTGTAACGGTTACCAAAGCCGCCATCAAAGCCGAGAGCATTTCTCTTGATCGAACCAGCTTAGAAATAGAAGTGGAGGGTGTTTATACCCTTATTGCAACGGTACTCCCCGACAATGCCGCAGACAAGACGGTTATTTGGACTTCCGACAATACATCGGCAGCGAGTGTCTCTGATGAAGGGACGGTAACCGGCATTTCTGAAGGAAAGACCACAATCCACGCAAAAATTGCTGGTCATGAAGCGAGTTGTGAGGTAACCGTAGTGCCTAAGGTTATTCATGTGACAAGTGTCGTCCTCAGTGAAACGGAGGTCAAGCTATATCCGGACGAAACACATACTCTGACAGCTGAGGTTACTCCGGATAATGCTACCTATAAGACAATCGAATGGTCTTCTTCTTCTCCGGAGGTTGCCACAGTAAACGAAGGTGTTATAACCCCGGTTAACATAGGAACAACAGTAATCGTTGCAAAGGCTGATGGTATTTCTGCATCATGTAATGTATCAATTATCGAGCGTCCTCAGCCCATAGCGTTCCAAGAAAAGAACAATGTCTCCACAAAATCATCAGCTGGATACACATGGACGCCATCTGTAGAGTTCTATGTTGGAAAAGGAAACAAATTGGAAGATCAGGTATATACAAATGTCATGTTTGCTGGAATGTTTGATGTTAATTTACTTGACAACCAGCCATCGATCGATTACGGCCCTCTGATTTACTGGCCCACATATGAGGGCTCCGGTCTTCAGCAGCAACTCTTTTATAATTTCCTGGCTCATTCGAAATTGGAAGAAGGGATTAGCCTTAATGATTATGGGAAACAAAACTATCTCGCTTCTTATAAAGTAGACCTCGCAAAAGGGTATTATCCCAAGGCACTCAAAATGTCGTCTATTGTAGCCGACAAGGAAAGGAGCAATACCCCGGACAATATTATCTACCTGTCATTCAGTCATCCGATGGCCCAAATTGTTTTATCTGCCAATGCAGGGGCCGATCTTGCAAGTATCAATGGCGCAAAGATAGTAATAAAGAGAATCAGCATTACGAATCTTTTAACCTCCGCTAATCTCCGCATTGGGTATTCGTATGGAAACACAACCATGTCATGGCAGGACTATTCCAATGAAAATGAGGTCGTTTTATTCGAAGGAGAGCAAGAAATCACGTCAGAGTCTTATGTGAAACTTACATCGACCGATGATGAGAATACAATTTCGATTATACCTCAGCCTTTTTCAAACGATGCAAGTTTGGTCGTGACTTACGACTTTGTTGTACCCGGATCGATAGTCTCCTCCAATGTGTTTTCTAAAAAACTAAATACCTTGAATCTTAGTGCGTTTGATGCACAGAAAAGATATGGACTATTTATAACATTTGCCCCTTCATATTGTTCCGCTTATGCGACTATTCAAATGTGGGACAATGAAGATGCAAGTATCACAATCGACTGATTATAACCATGTTTTAACGGAGCCTAAGGCTCCATATTTATGAGATGAAGGGCCGCAATCGCTGCGGCCCTTGTTGTTCCCAGAGAAGTAAAGCAAGTAAAACCTGCGGGTCTAAGATGCGGCCCGCTTGATGACGATGAAGTCGTCCTCTCCGGGAATTATAGCCAGGCCACCCCACGTTCCGTGGATCTGGTCCATGCTGTCGATGAATTCCACGACCCCTTCCCGGCCCACGTAGGACTTGTCATAGGGATCGTCTAATTTTGTGATTCTGATGGTGTCTCCAACCTTGACACCGTGTGGTAATCTTCTCTGTGGCATTTCTTTATTATTTAATCATTTCCCATCCTACAAGCTCATTGTTAATATATCGGATAAGGGCGATGATCTCCTGCTCCGTTGGCTTCATATAACCCTTGGCCTGCAGGTGACCCGGCCTGCGGGAGTAGAAGTAGAGATCGCCTTCGGCGTTGATGAAAACGGTATGGATCGGGCGTCCGCCCCGGATGCAGAAAGCGATGTGGCCATGTGCATATTCGTCTGCGAGGCAAATGCTGCAGTCCTCGGTATTGTTCTCCAGGTAGTTGCGAAGTGCGGTTTCTGCTGCGGTCATGGTCTTGTCCTCCAGATTAGAAGTTGAACTCATTGTCGTCGATCTCCTTGAGGAGTTCGATGGCCTTCTGGCACTTTCCTCCGAACTCAAGCAGGGAGCGGATGCGCTTTGCACTCTGGTAGTATTCTTCCGGGAAGTCGAAGCTGTCATCAAGGCCCTTGTGGGCAAAGGGGCGAAGGATGCGATCCTTGTTAGCGCGTTCTTTCTGCAGCTCGGCTTTTGCTGCGTTCATTTTCTTGGTGATGGCCTTGATGGTATTTGCTGTGTTGGTGTTCATGGCGTTTGGCTTTAGAATGATTTCTTATGCTGGGTTAGTCGTTATAAAAGCGTACTTCTTTCAGGTAGCCTACGTATTCGGCGTGGCCAATGCTGGAGGTGGCACCAAACTGATCAACACGGTAGACGTAAATGTTTATGCGTCGGCGGTTGCAGATTTCCTTTGCGGCCTCGACTGCTTCCTTCTTGCTGGTTGCGGTCTTAAGGGTATCGTAGATGTCTTCGATTGTGTAAGTGTAGCGGCTTGTTGTGTTTGTGCTCATAATCGTCTGTATATTAAGGTTTTACTTGCTGCCTTCCGGCACATCTAAGGTCGCTACATTATTTGGATATATCAAGTTAATTCGACTTTATTTTCAACATTTATTGCACTTATTTTCAAGCACTTAGACAGACTGAATGAACGAGCGAAACCACCCTCTCCGGGTGGCCGCTGCAGGGGCTTTTTTTATTAGAGTCCGAGGGGATTATCGAGCTCTGCGTTGATCCTGCGGACGCAGTCTCTGATATCCTCAAGAGTCTCCGCAAAAAGGAACATCCGGTTCTTGAGGCGGGCGAGCTTTGCGGGGTCGCTGAGGAACTTCCCAAGGTCGATGTAGAAGCGAGCCCGGTCGCCAATCTCCTGCTCCTCGATGTTGAAGGATCCGGTGCTGCCGACATTCGTTTCGAAGAGTTCCTTGTTATCATTGAGGTAGTAGTTCTGTTCGGCCCTGACCTCGATCTCTTGTCCGAAGGCGAACTTGCCCGTTTCGGCATTCCAAACCGCGAACTCGATGCTGGTGTCATTCATGAACTTCACCGTCCAGTGCTCTCCGAGGAAGTCCTTGATCCAGCTCTTCATCTCTTCGAGGGTGTTGTTGCTGTACTCGTTGTAGGCTCCGATCTGGATGTTCTTCTCGTTCTCCAGCTGGGCTTTGTGAGCCTTGCCCTCTTCGGTGGCGTAGTAGGCCTCGGCCTTGGCCTTCTTCTCGTTCTCGGCTTTCTGGTTGGCGATGGCAGTTTCGAGCTGCGCGATTTCCTGCTTGAGGCTGTATTCGCGTGCATCTCTTACTGCCTGCTGGAACTTCCATCCGGTGGTAAGGAGGGTGATGTCTCTGGGCTCTTCCCCGCGAAGGGTGCGGAGGGTGTTCTGAAGTTCGTACTTCTGGGCGAGGAGGGTTTCTTTGCGTGTCATAATTGTCTGTCTTTTAAGGTTTTACTTGCTGCCTTCCGGCACATCTAAGGTCGCTACATTATTCGGATTTATCAAGTTAATTCGACTTTATTTTTGACAAATAATGCACTTATTTTCAAGCACTTAGATGTGTCGTAGGTAACCCTTTGAGACAGGCCGAGATACACTTATTTCTCCTCGATCTCATAGTTGCAAGTGATCCACTCTTCCTGCCGCCTTCGGGAGGTTTTGCTGGCGGTAATGGTGCGGTCCAGGGTGTGGATTTTCCAACCATAGCGGTCAGCGTAATCCTTGATCCGGGGATGCGGGAACATCGTCAGCATGAACTTGCCCTTGCAGTTTGCCAAGACCTCCAGGAGTTCTTCGAAATCCTGCTCGTTGAACGTGCCGTTGTAATGGGCGCAGTCCGTTCCCACATAGGGAGGATCCACAAAGTGGAAGGCCCCTTCGCAGTCGTAACGCTTTAGCATATTGATGCCGTTCTCGCATTCGATCGTGACATGGTCGAGCCTGCCACAGAGAGCCTCGGTGAAGTCATCCTTGGCGTTGCGGAGCTTCTTGGTGGTCGTGCCTTGGCGGTCATAGCCAAAGGTGCCATCCAGCATGGAGGCGAAGCCCAGCTTGGAGCACACCCAGACAGCCCAAGCCCTCTCCACCGGATTGAAGAACTCCGGATGGGCATTGATGTGCTTGGCATGGGCATGGATCTCCCGGCTGTGGAGAGTGGAGTCGATGAGGGTCTTGAGTTCATCGTACCTTTCCTTGGCGATCTTGTAGAAGTTGATGAGCTCTGCGTTGACATCGTTTATCACCTCGCACTCACAGGGAGGGATGGCGAACAGGACGGAGCACCCTCCGCAGAAGGCTTCGGTGTAGAGCGTATGCTCAGGGACAAGCGGGAGGATGTGCTTCAGGATGGACTGCTTGCCACCGTAGTATGAGATTGGGGTTTTCATTTCTTGTACAGGTTGATTCGATATTGGATGATGCCGTAGCAGATGATCAGCAGGGCAAGTAAGGCGACAAGGGCCTTGAGGGTAACATTGAACTTGGTGGCAGTCGGGGGCTCATTGAGTTCGGACTCCTTCTTGGTATTGTCCTCGGAGTGCTCCTCCACGTGTGTCCCGGCTACGGTGGAGCTGTCCACTGTGACTGATTGCTGTTTATTTGCAGACAGCTCCGTTCGTACCACTCTTTTAACAGGCCCGGCAGTGGGATTCCGGATGGAGGGTGGCGTTTCGGGAGTTGTGTCAACGGGTGGAAAGAACTCGACAATGGTCTGAGTCACTTCCAGATTTCCCGTCTCCAGCTCGGTGCGGAGATAGTCCACAAGGAGGGAATCCCGCAGCGAGGCAGAGGACACCGCGTTTCTTGCCACCCGGATGGATCCGCAGCCGGGAAAGAGGAAGAGGAGCAGCCCACTGAGGAGCCATGCTACAAGAATAGTTAGTCTTTGGTTTTTACACATTTCATGAGTTCGTCTACTCGTTTCTGCCGTTCTTCCGGAGTGAGTTCTGCCGATGACTTGACCCGCTTTGGAGCCGGAGACTTTTCCCAAGGAAGCGGGAACATCTGCGTCATCTCCTTCCGGTCTTTTTTCTCCATCTGGATGCAGGTGAGAACCCACGTCTGCCACCTGGTACGTTCCCACTCCTGCCTCTGGGCATCCCGGTTGGCCTTTGCCCAGCCAGCCCATGCATAGAAGAACTCGGCTGGGGTCAGGTCATTGAAATCGTCCGGGCGCAGGCCCATCTGCCCGACCCCGATGGCAAACCACATCTCGTATGTGGGTGGATGTGGTTCTTCATCGGAGTCCGTCAGGAGTTTGGGTCAACCACCCTGTCCAGCTTGTCGATCAGGGGCTTGATGGAGATGGAGAAGGCATCGGCAATCTGGAGGAGGATGCCGGGATCCTCATCAATGGCATCCCAGATGTCATCCTCGGTGAAGGTCTTGGCGTTTTTCAATCCGGCTTTCCGGGCACCCTCGTTCAGGCCCAGCACCGCGATGCCTACGAGCCCCTCGATGGAGTTGACGGCATCTTCTGAGGTAACGAGCTGGCCGAAGGAGAATCCGGTTTTCTTGGCGTAGGCGCTCAGACCACGCATACCGAAGTGGACGGGGTACTGGCTTCCAGCGATAGTAATAGTCAACATAATCTCTTGGTTCTGGTACGTAATACGGATACCGCATCACCGCTATGAAGGGTTTGCCGGGGTGAGATTGCCGCTTCCGGTGATGGTAAAGTTGTAGGTGGCGTTGTCGCCAGCCGGAGTGCCGAGGGAGAAGGAGGTGATGTATCCCGTCCCGGTGTAGTTCTTTGTAAGGGCTCCGTTGAGAGCTGCCTTGAGTACCACCCCCACACTTGACTTGGAGAGGATGGACTGGAGGATATCCTCCGCGTTGTCGCGGGTTGCCGCCAGATCCGGATCGATGACCACGAGGCCCTCCACATCCACGCTCCAGCTGATATCTCCGGGGTACTTCTCCTTGCCGTTGGTATCCTTGGTGCGGATATCCTTCACCTCCAGATCCACTTTCAGGGAGTGGTTGGTGGCATGGAGCGTAGGCTTGCCGTCCACGGTGACAACGATGTCCTCACCTTGGATGATCTGTTTATTTCCAACTTGTTCTGACATGGTATTATTGAATTTTGAATGTTAATGTCCAACTGTGTAAATCGTAGTCCGGGTAATAATCCGAAGAGGAACTCCGGTGGCGGCACACCTTTCCGTCCACCACAAGGCCCTCGATGGCTCCTCGCACCTTTCGCTTGAGCAGCTCGGCCCCTGCCACCCGGTTATCGTAGACCTCCACCTCAAAGAGGGTGTCATAGCCTGCGATGCCGTCCTTGGTGCGCACAGGGGATTCTTCCGGGGTGCTATAGGTTGCGAAGGGAGCCACCGTCTTCTCATCCACTGCACCGCACTGGATCTTGCCTTCAAGCTCCGGTGCTGCAGTCTGGATGACTTCGATTAGGGCTGTTTTAAAGTCGCTCACTTCTTGACAGGTTTAAAGTTCTTGTTCACAAACTTCTCTACGGAATCGGCCAGCTCGTCTCCGAAGCCGTCCACCACCGTTTGGTAACTCTCCTTATAGGCCTCCTCGATATAGGGCCGGGGCTTGAGCCCCCGGACGTGCCGGGCAAAGACCTTGTCCCCATTGGGGAGGGTGAAGACCAGCACGCCACCTTTCTTCTTTGGCCAGCGGGGATCCCGCGTTCCCTCATGCACGAACTTGCCGTAGTATTCGTTGACGGCCTTTTTCTTCTTGCTTCGAGAGAAAACGTGCTTCACCGCCACATCCACCTCGGTCTTAGGGGCCTGCCTATCCCGGTAGGAGACAACCTTCAGTTGCTTTTTGAGCTGGCCGGACTTCACCGGGACTCGGCTCTGGGCTCCTTTGACAAAGGGCTTACTGGACTTCTTGAGGGCCGAGCGAAGCATCTGCTTCTGCATCTTGTTCGGAAGCTCATCGAGGATGTCCTTTGCCTCCTGGTACCCTTCCACCTTGATCTTAAGCATGGCCAAGGATCTCCTGGAGGTCTTTTGCATCGGTCTTGACGGTGCGGATATGAAGGCGATGGTGTCGGCCCTCTTCCTGAGTGCCCACAATGCGTCTCCAATCCTCTCCGTCTTTGATGAGCATCCCCGGCTCGATATGGCTCCGCCAGCGGATGGTGTACACCACCTCGTTCTCATGGACGATACGGCTGGCGTACATGTTCTCCCGGCCCCCTGCCTCGGTGCGCTGGGCATAGGCCTCGGCCACGAAGTCGATGCGCTTGGTGCGGTCGTTGTACTCGTCCCGGAACTCAAGGAAGCAGTGTATCTCGATGCGGTGGTCAAACATTGCTGTCGGGTTTATATCTCACTTTCCGGGTGCGGGTCACATACCCTTCTGCATCAGGCCCATCCGGGTCGGCCCCACCATCACCGTAGGGGTGGATCCTCCAAGGCTGGAGGAGTTTCTCTGCGGTCATCGGGAGCGAAGCCACGCTCCGTCCCACGACCACATCGGCCTCGTTGTCTAAAAGAGTCCCCAATATCAGAAGAAGAGCGGCCTTGATTGCCGGAGGGAGGTTTTCAGAGGTGAACTCCGTGCAAAGCGAGCGATTGAGGTAATCATCTGCAATGCCGATGGCCATCTCAAGATAGTCCGCAACGAGCGCATCGAGCGAAGTATCATCTCCGAGCCGGAGGTGTGCGTGTGCCGTTTCAAGTGATATCAGGGACTGAGACATAGATATTGAGAGAAGATAGAGGTTTATGCGCCGTGGACCAGCTTCTTAACCGGGTGCGTTCCGGCATCCAGGAGGAGACCGTCGGCCCTTGCGAATCCGAACAGGCCGATGGACAGGTACTCTGCCAGCAGCTCGTTCAGGCGGATGACCTTAAAGCCCTTGACGATGCGGATCTTGTACTTGGAGAAGTCTCCGAAGAGCACGGATGCGTTCCCGGCTCCGATATCGGCGACATCGTCGTTGATGATGTACGGCTTGCCAAAGAGGGACGGGGCCAGACCATCGCGGACGCTCTGCTGCCAGATGTAGCGGCCTTCCAGATCCTTGATCTTGGCCAGCGCCCACAGGGTGTTTTTGTTGAACATGAACTTGCCGTTGCGGGCATAGGCGGAGTCGACACTCTTGACCAGGTCGATGATGTCGTCGAGCGAGATGGCGCTCGCTTCCGGGGTGGCTCCGCAGTCGGTGGCTGCAGTAACGATTCCGGTAGGCTTGCCCGTACCGTCACCCACAGTGAGGTGTTCGTTGATACCCCTTCCGAAGGCATCGGCGAGAAGGCCACTCAGCAGGGCGTCCAGATCAAAGGCGCTGTCCTGGAGGAGCTCCAGCGACACCGGGATGATCGGCGTGCGGTAGGTGTATGCCTTCAGCGTTGCGCTTCCGAAGGTGGGAGCAGCCTTGGTGCTCTGGTTGTACTCGGCCACGATGGTAGCCTTGGAGTCGGTGTCGTTCACCGTCGGGAGGATGAGGTCACCGCCACGAGAGGTGGTGATGATCTGTCCAGCTTCGAACATGCCGCCATAGGTCTTGATGGCCACTTCGATGGCATTGGCCAGTTCCTTCGGGATGATCACGCCACCCGTCAGTCCGGAAATGGCGTCACGCTTCTCGATGATGGCGCGATTCTCCGGGGAGACACCCTGAGCACCATTGATGAGGTAGTCAGTGAAGGCCCTGCGGTACTCCGCATTGGCACGCTGATCGGCTTCGGCACCCTCACCGCCGTTTTCGCGCTGGAAAGCATCCTCGGCCTGGCGCTTCTGGATGTCGAGGAAGCGCTCCTCGGCAGTGACGGCTTTGTCGGCCTTGTCATAGTCGGCAAACAGGGTATCCCACCTCTGCTGCTCTTCTGCGGTCATCTCACGACCGTCAGTCTCTTTGCGGAGAGCATCGATCTGGGCATACAGACCAGCTCGTTTCTCCTTGAGTTCTTTTAACTTTTTACTCATAAAACTTAAGAATTATGGATTAGGATTTGAGTTTCAGGACGGCCACTGCCCGGTCGCGGGAAGAGGTGTCGATCTTTGCCGGGGCGAGTGCCTCGCGCTTGCGCTGCTCCAGATGCTCCCGGACGCTGGCTTCGGTGTCTTTGTAGGCAGGGTAGGTGACCAGGGATACATCGTAGAGCTTGGCGATGGACTTGACGGTGCGCTCGTCATATTCGAGCTTGTTCTTGTCATCTGCGTAGCGCCATTCGTCGGTTTCCACCACGAACTTGAAAGAGCACTTCGATATGTCGCCTCTTCGGACCAGCTCCAGCATGTCATTGCCCAGGGTGGTCTCCGGGGAATCGAACTCGAAACGCAGCCCGACCTCGTCCACGGTGAGTTTGAGCGTTCCGGAGGTGGTGCGGGCCAGTACACCGGAGATGTCGTGATTGAATACCATAATCACGTCGCTCATGTCGGTCTTTTCGAAGGCTCCACGGGCGATTTTCTCGACAAACCAGCCGTAGATAGGCTCGCTCCAGGTGTCAAACTTGGAAGCATATCCGGTGATGACGCGGGAGGGTTTCCCATCCTCCTGCTGCCGTATGGCAAGGTCGGAGACGATGCTCCGCACCTCGATCTCGATGTTATTCTTCTGATTTTTCTCCATTTTTGAGGGCGTTTTTGACGGTCTGCATATTCAGCTGCACGAAGTAGGTGTCACCACCGTCGTAGCTGTTCATATCTTCGAGGGATCGGATCTCATTTGCAGAGAGTGCTCCCACCAGATTCATGTTCTTGTAGTACTCGGAGCGGGTCTTGGCGTCGCCCCGGAGGAGTCCATTGAGGCCAAAGAGGAAGTAGAACTCTCCGAATTCATCCTCTCGGAGGAGTTTCCGGTTGAATTCTTCTTCCAGACGCACCAGATACGGCATCAGGCAGTACTGCACGAATTCCATCCCTTGGTGCTCGATGTTATTGTTGGTGGCTCGCTCAAGATCTGCGATCATGTGCGGGGGAACTCCGAAGATGGTGGCCACTTCGGTTTTCTGGAACTTGCGGGTTGCGATGAACTGCGCATCCTCCGGAGGGATGGAGATGCGCTCGTAGGTCATTCCACCTTCCAGGAGGAGTGGCGTGTGGGCATTGTGCAAGCCCACAGACTGCTCGATGAGGTCTTTCTTGAGTCGCTTGTAGGACTCCGGTTTGAGGGTGCTGGGGTACTTGAATACACCGGACATATTGCCGCCCTGGGTGAAGAATTTCTCCCCGTAATCCTGCGCCGACTGGGTCAATGATAGGTTTTCCCGATGCACTTGAATGGGTGATTTGCCTTTGTAGCCGTTGGTGGAGAGGCCCTTTAAGTGGATCACATCGTATGCCGGGAGCAATTCACCGCTACTTAGCCGATAGAAGAGTTCGTCATCCGGAGTGAGGAGGGGCTCGCACTCATAAGGGTGCAGGATCTGCAGGCGCACCGGACGGAAATAGCGGTCCCGGTGTATCCTGGCGTAGCCATTGCCCCAGAGGGTGCAGCCCATCATGAGGTGCTGCAGGAGTCCGAAGCGATTCAGGTAGTCGTTGGGCTTGGAGAGAATGTTGGCGCAGGGATGTCCCTTTGCCTGCTCACGACCGGAGGAGGTTTTGTGGAAGAGGTGAATCGGAAGGGTGCCGACCGTCTCCGACAGGATTCGGACGCAGGCCCAGACTGCGGAGATGGCCAGCGAGCCTTCCGGGGTGATGACCTTCTTCGAGGTGGCATCGGCCACGGTGTCGGAGAGAAGCACTTGATTCACAGCGTGCTCGAATTCCTGTGAACTTACGCGCTTCTCTCCTTTCAAGAAAGAGGCAAGAGATGAAAGCAGACTTGACACCGTAGCTTAACACTAAACTAATAACCGGGTGCAAAACTAATCGGTTACCTCCGCCTTCAGGTGAAACATTGTTACAGTCTTGGAAAATGATTATCTTTGTAAATAATACGATTATTTCGTACAGATCATTGTTATGGTAGGCATCTTTTAAACGGATAATATGAGGAAATCGATCTTCATAGCACTTGCTATGTCATTCTGTGTTTTTGTGTTTTCCTGTTCATCTGATAACGAATCACAAAAAAAGGACTCCGCTCTTTTAAGAGTTCTAATAGGCGAGAAATATGGCTATATAAACGAAGATGGGAAGATAGTAATTGAACCGCAATTTGATGAAGCATATATACGCTTTACAGAAGGACTCTGCTATGCCCAAATGGGTGACAGGAGAGGGTTCATTGACGAGAGTGGCTTATTTTCAATTGAACTGCCAGATTCTGTAAGCAGTTGTTATAATTTTGTTAATGGGCTGTCTCGTGTTGCCTTTTATGGTTGGCATAAAGAAAATGTGGTGGATAAAAGTGGTCACTTCATTCTTAAAGATAATCAGTATTCTGTGTCGATTGTAGAAGATGATGACAGTTCATACATACTTGTAGAAGGACGAAATGACGAAAAAGACTGGTTTATAACAGACACAAAAGGTAATACGATTGGCTCTCCTTGCGATAGTATTCTTCATGGATTTCGAAATGGCCTTTGTCCTATTAAGTTAGATGGCAAATGGGGATACATGGACAATACAGGAGTAATCATAATAAAGCCTGCTTTTGATGTCGCCAAGACATTTGGTAAAGATAAAGTTGCCAGAGTAAGACAGGGTGAGGAGGAGTTTTATATAGACTTTACTGGAAATAAATTATTCTCTGTAGATAAAACTCTCACTGGTTTTAATTGCAATAGAGCATTTGCGGTTGTAAACGGTGAGAAGCGTCTTATAGATCGCCAAGGAAACAAGATTTGTGCAATAGACGCTGACAGAGTTGGAAGTTTCGACTCGAAAACATACTTGGCCACAATAATAAAGGATGGGAAAGCATCAAAGATTGACACGACGGGGAATATCGTTCTTTCAAGTGATTATGACGTAATCTTGTCCTTCATAGACGGCATAGCTCCTGTAACAAAAGATAAAAAAGTCGGCTATATTGATTTAAATGGAAAAGAAATTATTAGTGTAACTAACGAGAGCTACCTAACAGCCTTCAATCAAGAAGGATCAAATGTTAGAGCTGTTCAAAATAAGGTTAATGGGACATGGGAGATCAAATATTACGATTTGCACGGACGGTTGATAGGGAAGGATATGCCGGTAACAAAGGTTGAATTAGCATACAAACCAACACGCGATGATTTTGTGGAGTATTTTGATTCAAGGCTTGGGGAACTGGATCCCATCGAAGGCATTTATTATGTGACTATAAAAGATTACTATCAAAGTCGTGAAAACCCGAATTCTATAGGAATGAATGATACCGAATCTGCATTCTATGCAATCGCAAAAGATGACAGAATTGATGGGTATCGTGCTTATCTTGCAGATGGCTCAAATAAGAATTGGGTTAATAAATTTGTTAAAATTGGCGAGACCAATAGCTATGCTATTTTGAAGATAGATAAGGAGAACGATTATTCTTCTGAGGGGAAAATGACACTTGAAGATCCGGGGCAGTTTGAATTCCGACTGGAGACTGGTCACAACAATTGGTATAACTTTTTTGCCACTTACGAATTCGTTAGGGATTATCCGCCCATAGCTGAATTCGAAAAAGTACAAAAGGCCGAATGGACAGGGACTGGATTTGCAATAGCTGATGGTTATATTGCGACAAACTATCACGTAACAAGCGGAGCGAAAACAATACGGATTAAAGGCATCAATGGTGAATTAGAAAAATCATACAAAGGCATCGCCGTGGCTTCTGATAAAGAGCATGACCTTTCCATAATTAAAATTGTTGACAAAGATTTTGACTCGATGGGATCTTTGCCTTATAAAATTGGGAGAACATCTGTAGATGTAGGAGATAATATTTTTGTTTTGGGCTATCCAATGACTTCTTCAATGGGTAAGGAGATCAAACTAACAGATGGCATTATTAGTTCTTCAACTGGGTTTAGAGGAGATGATGCCATGTATCAAATCTCCGCTGCTGTTCAGCCGGGGAATAGTGGAGGGCCTGTCTTCAACGAAAATGGAGTTATAATCGGGGTTGTCTGTGGAAAACATCTTGATGCGGAAAATGCCAATTACGCTATCAAAATCTCATACCTTTTCTCGCTCATTTCCTCTTCTGACCTTGGTATAGATATATCCGGGAAAGAAATCAAAGAAAAGAAACTCAGCAAACAAGTGAAGAAAGTTAAAGATTTTGTTTACTTAATAGAATGCCGCAGTAAATAGCTTATTCGAATAGCGCTCACTTCGGTGAGCGTTTTTTTGTTTTCCAGCGGAGGTATTGAATGCGGAAGGAGGAGTATTCGGAGTACATGCGCTCTCCGGTGATGCGCTCCACCTGGGACTCAAGCATCTCGTAGGCATCCTCGTAGGTTTGATAGAGCATCCGGATCTCCAGGAAGGTGTACAGAAAGCCAGCCGGGGAGAGGAGCTTGCGGGCATCCTCCGACAAGGGAGGGATGGCCGAGAACTTCTCCTCATACCGCTTTCGCACGGTGATCTGTGCGTCACTAATTCTACGCCTTGCCATCAGTCATTCAGCGACAGCATACCCCGCCTGTCGTAGGGATTATCATCATCGTCGGATTGCTTTGTCATCCACTCGCCAAGGGCCATGATAGATGCAACGATTCCGTCAATCTTCTGGACGGACTTCTCCTTGTCCGGTTTGATATTCCCGGCCGGATCCGTTTTAACAACAGTGCTGGACAGCATCCAGCGCAGTACGGGATTCCCGAAGTGTTCAATCTTCTCGGTGAGCACCAGCTTCTCGAACTCCTTCGTAGGTGCTCCCATCGAGCCGTAACCCTGGCCGAATGGATTACACTCCATGCCCTCGTTCTGCAGGTCAATAATCGTCTGGCTGGAGTTCCAGCGGTCATAGGCAGTGGAGTCCAGATCGTAGTCCTCGATGATGAGCAGGATGTCGGCCTTGACGAAATCGTAGTCCACCACATTGCCAGGGGTGACCTTCACATATCCGGCCTGCACCCAGAGGTCATAGTTGATGTTTTCCTTCTTGATTTTCTCCAGCATCTTCTCCTCCGGAATCCAGAAGAACGGCAGCAGCTGGAATCGGTCGTGCTCATGAAAAATGAGCACAAATGCTGTGATATCCGATACATTGGAAAGGTCGAGCCCGCCCCAGCATGTGCAGCCCTTGAGCGACTCCTTGTCCGTTGTTCCGCAGCAACGCATCCAGGCATCGTCCAGGATCCATGTCTTTTCGGCATCCACCCAGAGGTTGACGTTCTTCGTCATCACATTTCGTACGGCCTCCGGACGGTTCTTGGCGTCGGTGACCTGGTCGGCCAGGTAGTCCACCGAAACGGACACTCCCAGGTTGGGGTTGGACTTGATCCACATCTTGGGGTTGTCCCATTCCTCCTTGGAGTCGAGGGTATAGATGATCCCGAAGAGGGTGTCGTCCTTATTGATGCCCCGGAGGATCTTGATAACATTCTCCCGGTAGGCGTAGCAGGCTCCGTTCTTGTTGAATCCCGCAGTGGTAATGATGAACATCAGCGGTTGCCGCCTCGCACCAAAGGCAGACTTGATGACATCGAACATGCCGGAGTCCTTATGGGCATGGAACTCATCGATGATACCGCAGGAGGGATTCAGGCCATCGTGGGTACCATAGTCCGAGGAGAGAGGTTTCATCATGCCACCCTTCATCTCGTAGACGATCGAGTTCCGGTAAGTGTCCAGATAGTTCTTCAGATCTGTATTCTTGACGATTTCCACAGCATCGGAGAAGCAGATCTTCGCCTGATCCTTGACGGTGGCTGCAGAGTACACCTCCGGCCGGGCTTCACCATCGGCAAAGAGCATGTACAGGCCGATACCCGCAGAGAGTGCGGTCTTGCCATTCTTACGGGCGATTTCCACGTACACATACCGGAAACGTCTCGTGCCATCGGCATTCTTCCAGCCGAAGATGTTCCAGAGGATGAAGTGCTGCCAAGGCTCCAGCACAAACCGCTGCCCGGCCCATTCACCCTTGGTGTGCTTAAGGCGCTCGATGAATCCGATGGCCCTCATCGCTGCCTTGCGGTCGAAGTACCATCCCTTGTCCAGCGCATCCCGGAGGTCATTGTAGTAGCGCTTGACCGCCAGCTGCACCAGCTCGCAGGTCAGGATCCTCTTGGCCCTGACATCCTCTGCGTACTGCTCTGCCTTTGTTAGTTTGTCCATGTTATTGTTCGTCTACAGTTTCATAATCCGCGAAATCATCCTTCTTCTGGATCCCGGCAATCATCGCAGCGACCCTCGCTCGGCTGGCCGGGGACAGACCGAACTCGGAAGCCAGCGTCTTTGCTGCCACCAGAGCATTCTCGGCAACCTTCCTCTTGGGGTTGACCTGGGTGATCGATCCGGTCTTGGTGGGGACCTTGACCGTGTAGCCCTCTGTCTCCAGATCTTTCATCATGTCTTGATAGAGTGCCATCTCCCTGCAGTACGCAACCAGCAGATCAATGTTAACAGCATCGATGAGTCCCTTGCTGGCCAGCTCGGTACCAACCAACTGATACAGTTTCTTGGCTGTACCCTTCAGGCCCTTTGCTTTGGGGAGAGTGGTGGCCGGAGCCATCGGAACCAGGTCTCCATCCATCCGGCACGGCTGGTCTGTCCCTCGGAGCCGCTTACTTGCATCCGATGTTTTTTTTCGTCCTTTTGCCATAGTTCATTATCTTTGTATCTCTGGATAGGCCTTGAGATGGACACAAACCCAACTCAGTATGCCCGGAGCCCCGCTCCGGGCTTTTTTCGATATCGCCATTTTTGCACGCGTGCGTTCTCGACTCAGGGGGCGATTGACATTCTCGACCCCCGAAGGAAATCTGACCCCCTCCCGGTCTGCAGAGGAGAGCATCTCTCATCCGGATGACCGAGTCATCTCGGACGCTCCAACGCAGCATCATATTGCCCATTTCAGTCGTATGCATAGAGTTGTCTTTTCGAGTGCTTTTTGAACTTTTATCAAAGAGTTACGCGGTTTTTCGGCCGATTTTTTTGTAGTTAATACGAGTGTGCAACTCTTTGAGTTTTTTAGAGTTGTGACAAACTCGGAAGTCGTATTAATTCCTGTATCATACGACTGTGTATCAATCCTTTGCGGTTTTTTCATTTTTCTGTGATATGATGCGGGCGATCGTTGCAGAAGGTGAATGCTCCAGCAGTCTCTTTTGCCTGGCCATGTCGATATAGATCTGGGTGGTGGACGGATCGTTATGGCCCAGCATATCCTGGATTGTTTCGATGGGCATTCCTTCTTCCACCATGAGCGACCCGCAGGTATGCCGGAGAGAGTGTGCGGTGATCTTGGGATCGTCTATCCCGATGGCGCGAAGCCGCTGCTTGACGATGCCGGAGATGGTAGCCTTGAGGATCCGGGAGTGTTCCCGGCCTTTCATCAAGTTGATGAACAGCGGAGAGTCCATTCCGAAGTCATCGGTGCGCATGGACATGTAATCCTCCAGGGAGTCCATCACCTCGTCCGGGACGGCAACCACATCGTGCTTGTCGATACGACCCTTGCGTTGGATGTGCAAGACGTTCTTTCCGTCCAAGGTGTCAAAGTCCTTGATATCGATGCGGGCTACCTCACAGGTGCGCAGACCATTCGTGAGCATCAGCTGGATCATCAGATAGTCCCTGGTCCCGACGATATTGTCCCTGTCGATGGATGCCAGAAGGTCAGAGCACTGCTGCCGGGTAAGGGGATGCTTGTAATGTTCCTTTGCCCGGAACGAGGTCTTGATGCCGGAGGCGATGTCATCGTAGTAGCGCATGGTCGCGCAGTGCTTGTAGAATACCTTGATGACCGTCACGTATCCGTTGACGGTAAAGATGGACTTGCCCTGCTTCTGGAGCTCCTGCTTATAACGGAGGATGTCTGCCCGGCTTGGTGTCCGGGGATCCACTCCCTGGGACGACAGCCAGCGGAGCCAGAGGCCGATCTTCCTCCGGTGGTCTGCTTTTGTCGCGGGGAGCGCATCCAGGAGCGTTATCCACTCATCAACGATTTCTGTCAGTGTCTTTGTTGTTCTCATAAAACGTACTTGAAAAGGACCAGATTGATAATAAGGGAGGGAATCTCTGATTTATAATTTGCTTGCAACCTGTGTTTTGTGTTTCGATTAAACATTTATTACACGAGGAGCAGGAGGCCGTACCTCCCGGCAGAGCCTGCTGCCGGATTCCTCTCCCTTGCTTGGTTATAGTATCTTGCTTACCACATATGAAAACACCTCCTTTTGAGACTGATGGTTTTTGGTTATTGAGAGACTACTAACTACTTGTCCCTTGCGGTCTTGACCGCATGGCAATGATTGCACAGGGACTGAAGATTGTTCAGATCAAGCGGTGCTCCGCCTTTATTGATGGGGACGATATGGTCCACCATCTGGGCCGGGACCAGCATGCCTTTCCGCATGCACTCTTCGCAGAGAGGATCCTTCTGGAGCTTGAGCGCTCGCAGCGTTCTCCACTTCCGACTCTGGTAGAAGTCGGTGTTGTTGTGTTGGAATCCGGCGAAGGGTTTTTTCTCAGGGAGCCAGGGCCGCTTTGTGTGTTTCTTGATGCTGGGCATGGCTTACCGCTGTTTCTCCACATGGGGCCTGCCCATCCTATTTCGGAACTGCACACCTTTCACCTCGATGAGACGATCATGAGGGAATCGCTTGTGCAGGGATTCGTAGTTCACATCGTAGTGTTCGAGATCCGAGGTGAAGTAGGGATGGCCATAGCGCTGCATGTTCTCCAGGAGAGCATTGATGTCCTCCTCATCCCAGAGAACGTATTCTCCGTTATGAACGTCCCAGATGTCCCGGCCGTCAGCCAGAGTGAATATAACTCGTTTCGGGAAGTAGTACATAAAACATTCGTTATTCGGCAATTATCGAATCATGACTCGTTATTTTCGGAGACTTTCTCCGGTGAATTTGACGGTCTTGCAGAGGTGTCCCAGACGATCGAGCGTGCGCTCTCCGTAGCGGGCGAGGATCTGTTCCTCGGTCAGGTTGGTGGTGATGAACATGGGACGGTTGTATCTCTCGGCCGCATTGATGACCAGGTTGAACCCTTCGCACTTCTCTCCGTAGTCGTTCACCTGCATCTCCACTCCCAACTCATCGATGATGGGGAAGGGGCATCGCTGGAGGTAATCCAGCCAGGTCTCCGGGCGCTGGCCATAGGCAAGGTAGGGCTGCTGCGGGGTGGGTTTAGTCATGTCCTGGGCGTGCACGGGACGCAGATATTTCCCTTTCATCCGGAAGAGCACCGGAATCACCCCAGATGCGATGACAGACTTACCCCGACCGCAGCTGCCCATGAGAAGAAGGCCCTTGCCTTCGGTATTCATCATCCAAGACTTGACATGGTAGTATTCGTCCAGCCACTGGAAGTATTCAACGGTCTTGTCGACTTCTTTGAAAATGGTCTCCAGCAGCTCTCCGGCCTCGCTTATGTTCTTGCACCAAGAGAAGGAAACGGGCTGGCGGACAAGGATGGTGGTCTCCTTTTGGAGTTCCTTGATAATGGTTTGAATTGATTGTACTGACATATTCTTGTGGTTTTATTTGTTGACTCCGTCTTTGAATTTTTGAAGGATCGAGTTCCGATGCTCTTCGCTGTCCGGCTGCATGATCTGGCCAATCCGCTGTCCGGTGGCCGGGGCTGCAGGATGCCCTCTGGCAGTTTGCTCTTTGAAAGGGAAGAGCCCGGCCCAGTTGTTGGCCATTGACTGCTCCACAATCTTCTGGGCAAGGTCGGGAGAGTTCCCGGAGAGTTCTCTGAGTTTCTTGAGGCAGGCGTTAGCACCCATCTGGGATGTGTACGTTTCCTTCCTGCTGCGTTTGTATTCCAGCCAGATCCTCATGAGTTCGCGCCAGGGAGAGTCCAGTGCGGCCACCCATTCATCCAGCGAGAATGCAGATTTCTTTTTTGCATGTTTTTTCTGATGAGAAACATCAACATCCTGTTTAGTCTTAATAATGCTCTCACTTTGTTTTCCATTTTGGAAAGCAAACTCGCTCGATTCCCGTCCGACTTCACTTTTGTCTTCCATTTGTCTTTCATTTTGTTTCCCATTTTGGAAAGCAAAACGTGACTCAAATGATAGGATCCGATAAGCTGCGCAGGCTCTTCCACCAGGCGAGAGTACCTCAATGAGATCTGCTTCCTGGAGCTGCTTCCGAATCCGGTATAAGGTGGTGGACGGGATCCCGGTCCTGGACTCCAAGACCGACAGCGGGATGGTAATGACATCCTCCCAGCCCTGCCGATTGGCAATGAACATGAGTCCATGCCAAAGGGCGATGGCCGATGGAGTCAGCGGATGCGTCTCCAGCCAATCATAGAACAGCTTTATTTCAGTGAGGTAGTTCATTTGAATCGGCTGATGATTTGTTCGAGTTCTGACTGCGGCCCTGGTAGTTTTGTTTCGGTTATTTCGATGCCTTTAAAGTAGAGCAGGTCGCTCTTACGGATACGGGGCATCCCATTCACATAGACCTTCTTGATCTTATGCTCCCGGCAGAGCCTGTCCACAGACTGGACCGTCCGGCCGATAAAGTCTCCAGCTTCTTTCCGGGTCATAAGGACATCCACCGAGTATAAACTCCCGGTCATGTCGGCTCGGATCAGTTGTACCTTGTGCTTGAGCGCCTCAAGGCAGTGTTCGATGTCGTTTAGTGTGTCGAGTACCTGCATGGTCACCAGATTTGTGACCACAAAGAAAATGCATTATAAAAACAAAAAAGGCACATATGGGTGCCCATATGTACCACGATTGTTTGCAGAATCTGCCTCTGAATTACTTCTGCGATTGGTTCTTGGATTGATTGAGTTCGTTGGCCAGCGAGTCCAGGTAGCTGGTCATTGAGAACTTCCTGTCGGAGATGGTGCGTTTGACCTCGGTGGCCTTGCCCAGCTTGACATGGAAGAACTGTTCGAAGCACTCCACGATGGTTGTGAACGGAGCCTTCTCTCTGGAGACATTGCTGATGGCCTTATCAGCATCAAGGGCAGTCAGGAGTTCCTTGAGTTTCACCACATCGGTATCCCAATACAGCGGGGAGTCGATACTTGGTGTGGCCGAGATGAAGAGGTCCGGGTAACGGAGCCGTTTCTCGTTATGATTCTGATACAGAACGACTTTGTGTCGAGCATCTTTGACCGCTTCCACGATCAGTCCTTTTTTTTCCTCGCCACCACCTTGTCGAAAGCCATCTGGAGGCTGTCATAGGTGTCGGAGACTTCGAGATACGGACGGCCGCAGAGAAGTGCTCTGGCCTGCTCGATGAATTCGTGGAGCTGTGAGTTGAGCTCTGAAGGGGCAATGTCCTCGTCGGACTGGTTTTGCGCCGTTGTAAGAAAACGGCAATTTAGAATTTCATTCATAACTTTTTATTATTGGTTAAAGTTGTGTTTTGCCTATTTCTTTCTGGTAGCAAAAATATATGCGGGTTGTACCACATTATGAGACAGTTATGAATTATTTTTGTGTTTTGTGCCGATGAGTCAGGGACTTGGAAAGTGCTGATTATGTTAAAAATATTAGGTTAGATAGGGGGAATTTGTTAAATTTGTGAGTTAAGCAAGAGAATACCCAGTAGACACTAAGATGGAATCGTCAGACATAACACTGTCGTTTTTTGACAATGTCAATAACAAGGTCGTAGACAACCTTCGTTTGACAGTTGGCAAAGGAAGCAAGGTCAGCATCGCTGCAGCCTGTTTCTCTATTTATGCCTTTAACGAATTGAAAGAACAACTGAAGGATATTGAAGAGCTTCGGTTTATCTTTACTGCGCCATCTTTTGTCCAGGAGCGCGAGTCCAAGCAGCGCAGGGAATTCTTCATTCCGCGTCTTAATCGCGAGCGTACTCTCTACGGCTCCGAGTTTGAGGTCAGACTCCGGAATCAGCTAACCCAGAAAGCAATCGCCATCGAGTGTGCTCAATGGATCAAGGAAAAAGTGAAATTCAAGTCCAACACAACTCCGCAGCAGATGATGGGATTTATCTCGCTCTCCGGAAACGACAAAAACTTCACTTATCTTCCTGTTAACGAATTCACCACTACCGGACTTGGCGTAGAGAAGGGGAACAACTTCATGAACTACGTCCAGCGCATTGACGGTGAAAACGCCAAACAGTACCTACGGGCCTTCAATGAGGCATGGAACGATGACGCCAAGTTTTCGGATGTAACCGAGCAGATAATCGATCACATCTCGAATATCTACAAAGAGAATTCACCGGAGTTCATTTACTTCGTCACGCTGTACAACATCTTCAATGAGTTCCTTGAGGACATTTCCGAAGATGTACTTCCGAACGAGGCCACCGGATTCAAGGATAGCCAGATTTGGAATAAGCTGTACGATTTCCAGAAAGATGCTTCCTTGGCCATCATCAATAAGCTGGAAAAATACAACGGCTGTATTCTTGCCGACAGCGTCGGTCTTGGTAAAACCTTCACAGCGCTCTCGGTTATAAAATACTACGAAACCCGAAACAAGTCTGTCCTGGTTCTTTGTCCCAAGAAGCTGCGCGACAACTGGATGACCTATCGGAGTAACTACATCACAAACCCCATCGCAAAGGATCGTCTTTCCTACGATGTGCTCTTTCATTCCGATCTCTCCAGAGACAGGGGACAATCCAATGGCATAGAGCTCGAAAAGGTTAACTGGGGAAATTACGATCTGGTTGTCATCGATGAATCCCATAACTTCCGCAATGGAGGTAAGATTAGCAAGGGCGATGAAGACAGCGATCCTCGCGAGAACCGCTATCTCCGCTTGATGAATAAAGTCATCAAGGCTGGGGTTAAGACAAAGGTGCTGATGCTCTCTGCAACCCCGGTAAACAACCGTTTCAACGATCTCAAGAACCAGCTCCAGCTGGCGTATGAAGGTGATGTCAAACGCATCGACAGTCTTCTTAATACCGAGGCATCGCTGGACGATATTTTCCGTCAAGCACAAAAGGCCTATAACCAGTGGGCCAAGCTCCCCAGCGAGCAGCGCACCACCGAGAAACTCCTCGGCATGCTCAGCTTCGATTTCTTTGAGGTGCTTGATAGTGTTACCATAGCTCGAAGCCGAAAGCACATCGAGGCATATTACGACACAACGGCCGTTGGAAAATTCCCGACCAGGCTTTCTCCTATTTCTCGAAGACCTCCGCTCACGGATCTTGATAACGCCATCAATTACAATGAGATTTTTGCCCAGCTCTCGAAACTGAATCTGGCCATTTACACCCCGTCGGATTTCATTCTTCCAAGCAAGGCATACAAGTACAAGGACTCCGGAGATCAGGAAGGTCTGACTTCAATAGGACGAGAAATGGGTATCAGGCGCATTATGTGCATCTTGATGCTCAAGCGCCTGGAGAGCTCTGTGAACTCATTCCGTCTCACGTTGGAGAGGCTGGAGAAATTAATCAAAGATACCATCGATAAGATAGACAGCGGATCCACCGTACTTGATACGCAGGAAGTGGATACGCATGACTTGGATATCGAGGATGGCGACAACGATGTATTCGTCGGTACCAAGAAGCGCCAAATCCTTCTGGAGGATATGGACTTCGTTACGTGGAGAAACTATCTGCAGTCCGACTGGAACGAGCTTGAGTTGACGCGCTTGATGCTTGCCGACATCACTCCGGAGCACGATAGCAAGCTTCAGCAGCTGGTAGATGACCTCCGGAATAAGTTCGAGCATCCCATCAACGGCGACAACAAGAAAGTCATTGTATTCACCGCTTTCTCGGACACGGCAGAGTACCTGTATAACAATCTCGCCAAGTCCATCAAAGAAAAATACAACATGGATACCGCCATTGTTACTGGCGATATCGAGGCCCGGAGCACTCTCAAACTAAAGGAAAAACTCGACTTCAATAAAGTCCTGACATTGTTCTCTCCAATCTCAAAGGAAAAGGACTCCGTCTATCCAAACATCGACGAGGAGATAGAAGTGCTCATTGCTACAGACTGTATTTCCGAAGGCCAGAACTTGCAGGACTGCGACTACCTCATCAACTACGATATCCACTGGAACCCAGTCCGCATTATTCAGCGCTTTGGCCGTATTGACCGTATCGGCTCCAAGAACGACGTTATCCAGCTGGTCAATTATTGGCCGGATATGACCCTCGACGAGTATATAGACCTGAAGGGCCGCGTAGAGGCCAGAATGAAGGTATCCGTCATGACTTCCACCGGAGATGATAACCCTATTTCTCCGGAGGAAAAGGGCGATCTGGAATACCGCAAGGAGCAGCTCAAGCGCTTGCAGGAAGAGGTGGTGGACATCGAAGATATGAACAACGGTGTCTCCATTATGGATCTTGGCCTGAATGAATTCCGGCTCGACCTTCTGGAATACATGAAGACGCATAGCGATGTAGAGCATACGCCTTATGGCCTCCATGCCGTTGTAGGAGCTAATGAGTTCACAGAACCAGGTGTTATTTATGTTCTCAAGAACAGGAACACCGGGGTTAACATTGACAAGAAGAATCGCCTGCATCCATTCTACATGGTTTACCTCCGAAGCGATGGGACGGTCGTTGTAGACCATCTTGCCCCGAAGGAGCTGCTGGACAAGTTCCGCAGTCTGTGCAAGGGAAAGAATCAACCGATTCCTACGCTGACCAGAGCATTCAACAAGGAGACGCGAGACGGCTTCAAGATGGAGACTTACTCCAAGCTGCTGGGCGATGCCATCACCAGCATTATCAGTGTCAAGGAGAAGAGCGATATTGATAGCTTCCTTGAGGGAGCTCAAGGCGAGCTGTTCACTAAGGAGATACGAGGATTGGATGATTTTGAGCTCATTTGTTTCTTGGTAGTCAAATAGGAGGATTGCAATGTTAGGACTGCCCAAGAGCACAGAGATTAAGCCGAAGCAACTTCCAAAGAAGGCCATCTTCGAGAAGTTTGCGTTGAAACCAGCCCAGCGGGATCACTTCGACGCGGACATCAGCAAGATGGTGATTGTGAATGCTATCTCTCAGAATACGCTCCCGGCACTCCAAAAGGGCGAGACCGTTGATACCATCTATGTGATTGAGGTGGTGCTCAAAAAGCCCAACTATGACGAGAAGAATATCCAGATGCTGAGCAAACTCATCCACCAGAAGATTTTGTTTGCCCTGCATTTTGAGGATGAGGTCCAGATGGCTATATATCATACCAAGCTCATCAGCGGCAGCTGGACAAAGGAAGATGCCATTGAGCTTCAGCTCGTGGGGACGACTACAGACATCGTCTGGGATAATCTGGTGAAAACCATCGGTGGTATTGAGGTTGCCGAGGGCAACACTCTTGCTGAGCAGATTGCAATCAACGATGCGCGAGAGAAACTGCGTCTCCAGATTCTTGCGTTGGAGGTCAAAGCCCGGCAGGAAAAGCAGCCCCGGAAGAAGCTGGAGATGTTTAATGAATTGCAAATATTAAAAGCACAATATAATGGAAGTTAAAGAGTTTATACAGCAGACCATCTCGCAGATTCTTGATTCTGTGGATGATCTTAATACTACCTATTCTGAGAAGGGCGCAGCCGTAGCATCTCTTGGCGATTACAATTACAAAGGAACATGGAGAAAGAACTATGTCACCGATGTCGATTTCGATATTGCCCTTGAGGTAGTTACTGACAAAGAATCTGGGAAAGGTGGTAAAATTAGCATTGCATCTGTGCTATCAGCAGGAGGAGAAGCTACCAAGAAAACACAGAACCAGTCCGTGAGTAAAGTCCACTTTACGCTTCCTCTTATGTTTCCGCCCCATAAATAGTTGCTAATGGATAAGATTAATCTATCAAAAGCCGAGAAACGCATTTTGCTGCAGTTGGCCGAGAAGAAATACCCCGTTCAAGTTCCTAATGAGGATTGGGACGCAATGAATCTGCTGGAAGTCAATCGCTTTGTGACCACCAACAAGGTTAATGGAGGGATTTTAATCAATCCGCAACTTTCAAACTTGGGGAAAGCATATTTGGCCACTAATCCTAAATTGAAGAATCCCAGCATCTGGGATGATAAAAAATATATCGTAAATACTGTAATTTCGGTTGTGGCTCTTGCCGTCGCTATAATTGCTTTATTCAAATAACTATGGAGAAATTGAAAATGCATACTCCGGATATCACGGAGAGTAATATTGAGAAAATCGGACTGCTTTTCCCTAATTGCCTCACCGAGAAGATTGGCGAAGATGGAAAGGTGGAGAAGGCGATCGACTTTGACCAGCTCCGCCAGGAACTGTCCAAGGAGATCGTCGAGGGACCGCAGGAGAGGTATCAGTTCACTTGGCCAGATAAAAAGAAAGCCATCCGTCTTGCTAATACACCTTCCAACATGACCCTTCGTCCTTGCCGGGAAGAAAGTGTCGATTTCGATAATACCGAGAATCTCTATATAGAGGGAGACAATTTGGAGGTGCTGAAACTGCTACGTGAGGATTATCTTGGGAAAGTAAAGATGATTTATATTGATCCACCGTATAACACCGGGAACGACTTCGTTTATGAAGATGATTTCTCACAAGATTCATTGTCATACGCCTCTAATTCAGGACAGACCGATGCTGCAGGGAATCGCCTTGTGCTTAATTCAGAGAGTAATGGACGTTTTCATACAGATTGGTTAAATATGATATATCCGCGCTTAAAAATTGCGCGAGACCTTTTGTCCGAGGACGGAGTTATATTTATCAGCATAGACGATAACGAAGTTGAAAATCTACAAAAAATCTGCGATGAGATATTTGGAGAATTACGGTATGTAGCAAGCTTTCCTTGGCGCAAACGCACAGCAAAATCCGACGTCCCATTTGGAATTTCCCAAGACTACGAATATCTTATCTGCTATGCCAAAAGCGGGGCCTTTGAAGCAAGCATTGATGGAGGAGAAAGAAAGTATTATGAAACAGAGGATTTCCCCGGTCGACCTTGGCGCGTTCACGATTTAACGAAACAAACTACTGCAAGTGAGCGCCCGAAAAGTTACTTTACCATAGTTAATCCCAAAAATGGGAAGCAGTATCCTGCTAACCCTAATGCGACGTGGAGGATAACAGAAGATACTTTTGACAGTTATTATACACAAAACCGTATTGTCTTCCCCGGCGATTATGATTTCCTTCGTATTACGAAGCCCGTCCTACGCTACTGGAAAGAAGATGATATGAAAAAGGCCGGAGATTCCTTTGGAAGAATTGCTGTTAGCACTAAATTTCCAGAATCAATAGGGATGTCTCAGGACGGCACTAAAGAAGTAACAGAACTATTTGGTTCTAAGGTCTTTAATTTCCCCAAACCGACCTCCCTACTTTGTTATTTGCTTGATGTTATCAACGACAAGAATGCCATGATTCTCGATTTCTTTTCTGGCTCTGCAACTACAGCTCATGCAATCTTAAAACAGAATGCACAGGACGGTGGGCATAGAAGATTCATTATGATGCAACTTCCGGAACCCACAGACGAAAAATCCGAAGCCTATAAAGTTGGATTCAAGAATATATGCGAGATAGGGAAAGAACGCATTCGTCGGGCAGGAAAGTTAATAAATGATACTATCACAAGTGGTGAAACGAGTGCCGATTTATTCTCTTCTAACACATGTAAATCTAAGATTGATTTTGGTTTCAGAGTGTTAAAACTTGATTCCAGTAATATGGAAGATGTTTATTATCGTCCAGAAGAATCTTCTGAAGCGACCCTTTTTGAAAGCAATGTTAAAGAAGGCCGCTCATCGGAAGATCTTCTCTTCCAGGTCATGCTGGAGTGCAATCTCCCTCTGTCCGCAAATATTCAGACCGAGAAGATTGCAGGAAAAGAAGTGTTCACCGTTAATAACGGCTACCTGATTGCCTGCTTCGATGAAGATGTTAATGAGGAGGTTATCAAGGATGTAGCCAAACGCAAACCCTATTATTTCGTTATGCGCGACAGCTCTCTTGCCTCTGACAATGTCGCCGATAACTTCGAACAGATCTTCCAAGCTTACAGCAAGGATACAATCCGTAAAATCCTGTAAGCTATGAATTTCAAGTTTAAGATACAGCAATACCAGACCGACGCGGTAGAGAACACCGTCTCGGTATTTGCCGGACAGCCGTCCCGCGACTCATTTCAATATAGACGCGACCTCGGCAAGGGGCAATCTGGTCAGTTTACTTTCGAAGAGGACTTTGCCGGGTATCGCAACAGCGACATTGAACTCTCTGATTCGCAGCTGCTTGATAATATCCAGAAGATTCAGGATACGCAGGATATCAAACAGTCCGCAAAGCTTGTCAGCGATCTTGGTAAACTGGGCCTTGACATTGAGATGGAGACGGGTACCGGAAAGACCTACGTCTATATCAAGACCATGTTTGAACTCAATAAACGCTACGGCTGGAACAAATACATAGTCGTTGTTCCGTCCATCGCTATCCGCGAAGGTGTGAACAAGAGCTTCAACATGCTTGAGGACCACTTCATGGAGCACTACGGCAAGAAGGCCCGGTTCTTCATCTATAACTCGTCCAACCTGCAACTCCTGGACTCCTACTCCAGCGATGCCGGAATTAATGTCATGATCATCAACACACAGGCATTTGCAACCGACATGAAGGAAGGTGCCTCCAGAGGAGCCAGCCGTATCATTTACACCGAGCGTGATGATTTCGGGAGCCGCAAGCCCATCGATGTAATTGCGGCAAACCGTCCAATCATCATCATGGATGAGCCGCAGAAGATGGAGGGCGTAGCCACCCAGACTGCGCTCAAGCGATTCAAGCCTTTGTTCGTGCTCTATTACTCTGCAACCCACAAGACGCAGCATAATTGCATCTACGCACTCGATGCCCTTGACGCATATAAACAGAAACTGGTCAAGAAGATCCAAGTGAAGGGCTTCGAGGTCAAAAACCTCAAAGGAACCAGCTCATACCTCTATCTGGACGACATCATCCTTTCCAAGAATCAACCTCCTATGGTGCGTTTGGAGATTGAAATCGAGACTGCTACCGGAGTCAAGAAGGTGATGAAGAAACTGGGACATGGCGACAGCCTTTATAGCGAATCTGGCCTTCTGGAATACAAGGATTTCACCATTTCAGACATTGATGCTTTCCGCAACACCGTTACTTTCCTCAATGGTGTCAAGATAGCAAAGGGAGAGGTGTATGGAGACAGCAGCGAGGAGGCCATGCAACGCGTCCAGATCCGTGAGACCATTATGTCTCATTTCGAGAAAGAACGCGATCTATTCAAGCGGGGAATCAAGACCCTGTCACTGTTCTTCATTGATGAGGTCGCCCATTACAAGAGTTATGATTCCGAGGGCAATGAAGTCCACGGCCCCTTCTGGAAGATTTTCGAAGAGGAATATGAACGCATCCTGAATGACAATATATCGTTGTTCGAGGATGATTATCAGGAGTATCTCCGTCGCTTCACCCCGGATCAAGTTCACAATGGTTATTTCTCCATCGATAAAAAAGGACGGGCCGTAAACAGTGAGACGAAGGGGAAAAGCGATATCTCAGATGATATCTCGGCCTACGACCTGATCCTCAAAAATAAAGAGCGCCTGCTAAGCTTTGAAGAGCCTACGAGATTTATCTTCTCACACTCGGCACTTCGTGAGGGTTGGGATAATCCGAACGTGTTCCAGATCTGCACGCTCCGCCATGCGGCTTCCGCTATCGCAAAACGCCAGGAAGTCGGTCGTGGACTTCGTCTTTGCGTAGACCAGAATGGCGCCCGCATGGATCTTGAGGAACTTGGAGAGGAACAAGTTCAAGACATTAATAAACTGACGGTCATAGCCAATGAGAGTTATTCCACATTCGTGACTGATCTGCAGAAAGAAACCCGCGAAGCACTCCGCGAGCGTCCCACCAAGGCTACTCCGGACTTCTTCGAAGGAAAGAAAGTCAAGTCCGAAAGCACACCTGGTGTTCCTTATGTGATCAGCCCGCAGGATGCTCAAGCCATTGCTGGATATCTTATCGGGTTCAATTATGTCGATAAGGACTATAAAGTTACCGATACATACAAAAAGGATCTGGAAGCAGGAACTCTGCAGCCCGTATTCCCTGGCCTCAAGCATATTGAAAAGGAAATCCATACGCTCGTTCAGGCCACCTTCGATGAGAGCGTTACACTCGACAATATGATCGAGGATGGAAATGCTTCAGCAGAAGCCACCAACCGTCTTAATGACAATTTCTCCAAGAAGGAGTTCCAAGCCCTATGGAATGAGATAAATCACAAATATGTGTATACCGTCCACTACGATAGCGCAGAACTCATTCGCAAGGCCATCATCTCCATTGATGCTCATCTCACCGTTACCGAACTGAAGTATGTGATGACTGTCGGCGACCAGGAGGCGGTTGACACCTTTGGAGATACCCAGACAAGCACCAAGGCACTGGGGACGGTAAGCACATCTACGGTGAAATATGACCTTGTAGGGGAGGTGGCCAAGCGCACCACATTGACCCGTAAGACCGTCGCCACCATTCTGAAAGGTATACGGCCCACTAAGCTGGCCATGTTCCGCAATAACCCGGAGGAGTTCATCAAGAATGTGAGCCGAATTATCAAGGATGAAAAGGCCACCATGATTGTGGAGCACATCGAATACGACCAGATTGACCAGACCTACGACAGCGAGATATTCACCCAAGAGAAACACTCGCAGAATATCAACAAGGCGTATTCTTCCAAGAAAAGCATCATGGATTATGTGTTTGCCGACTCTGATGGAGAGAAGAAGTTCGCAGAGGATCTGGATGCTGCAACTGAAGTGTGCGTATATGCTAAACTGCCTCGCTCATTCCAGATTCCCACTCCGGTTGGCAATTATGCTCCCGACTGGGCTATCGCATTCAACAAGGGAACGGTCAAACACATCTTCTTTATTGCCGAGACAAAGGGATCGATGGATTCGATGCAACTCAAGGAAATCGAGAAGGCCAAGATAGGCTGTGCAGAGAAGCTGTTCAACAATCTCTCCACGTCAAATGTCCGCTATCACAAAGTGGACAGCTACCAGACCCTCCTGGACATAATGAAATCAATGGATTAATCTCGTAACACTATGATAGTCATTAGCCGTACCAAATTACAGGAAGTTATCTCCGGATACAAGAAGTACTTCCCGACACACATCAGCGACGAAATCTACAAATGGAAGGCAGTGAAGCACTTCCAAGATGTCTGGGACATTGATGCCCCGGACTTCCTCGCCATGTTCTGGGAGGCAACGTCCACTTTCGATAACCTCCTGACGTCCATGAATCATTTCCCGCGTGGGATGGTCAAAGGCATGTATGAATCCGAGCCAGAGACGGTGCGGGAGATGTTCCGGAATCTTTACGATGAATCCAAGCCACTTGAGGATAGGGTGAATAAGTTCAAGGCCGAGGCTGACCGTATCCGCGAGCAGTATTGGCCCGACAAGATGCACTATCAGGATTTCAATTCCATTAGCACTTATCTATGGGCTCGGTACCCGGATAAATACTACATTTACAAGTATTCCGAGATCCGGGCCACGACTCGTGCTCTGGAGTCAAGCTATGTTGTCCGTAAAGGTGCTGATGCCGCTGGATTCAAGCAGGCCATCGAGTTCTTCGATATGCTTCGCGCCGAAGTCCAGAAGGATCCAGAGATCCGGCCCATGCTTAATGCTGCGCTCACCTCAGACTGCTATAAAGACGAAAACCTTAACTGCGTTGTCGTAGATCTTGATTTCTACGTGAGCCGCTACTTCAAGCCCAGCACTCCAGAAAAACCCGTAGCACAAAAGGATGCGCACGTGTGGATGTACTCTCCGGGAGAGAATGCCCGCAAGTGGAACGAGTGCGTCCATGATGGCATCATGTGTCTTGGTTGGGAAGAATTGGGGAACCTTAGCGAATATGAGAACCGCGAGGCAATGCGCGATCAGATGCGCCAGATTTATGGTCTTGAGGGCTCCTACATGAATGACAGCCTCGCTACTTGGGAATTCATCAATGAGATTCAGGTAGGAGATATCGTCTATGCCAAACGTGGCCGCACTCACATCGTAGGCCGAGGTGTTGTGGAATCCGAGTATGAGTTTGATGACAGCCGAGATGAATATAAACACATCCGTAAAGTTCGCTGGACGGAAGTTGGAGACTGGGACACACAAGAGTTCCAAGCCATGAAGACTCTCACTGACATTACCGGATACTCCGATTATGTCAAACGCCTTGCTATCCTTGTTTCCGGAGGAAAAGTACCTGAAGAGCAGTGTAATTATTTCTGGCTCTGTGCCAATCCATCCGTCTGGAGCATGACGGACTGGCCCGTCGGGGAGGAGCAGGATTACACTCTCTACAACGACAACGGCAACAAGCGACGTATCTTCCACAACTTTACCGATGCCAAGGCTGGAGACAAAGTGATTTGCTATGAGGCTAATCCCACAAAGCAGATAACAGCTTTGGCTATTGTCTCTAAAGAAAATGATGGCCAGAGGATCTGGTTTGAGAAAGTGGAGTCGCTCATGACTCCGATCCCATACACAACCATTAAGGAGAATGCAGACCTCCAGAAGATGGAGTTCCTTGCTAATCCTAACGGCAGCTTCTTCAAGTTGACGAAGGAGGAGTATGGCGTCATTATGGATCTCATCCGCGAGTCTAATAAGGGTGCAAGCCATGAGGTTTCTTATGAGAAATATAGCCGGGAGGATTTCCTCGACGAAGTGTTCATGTCCAAAGACGACCTTACCGGGCTTGAGAATCTTCTGAAGAACAAGAAGAACATCATCCTGCAGGGTGCACCTGGTGTTGGTAAGACGTTTTGTGCAAGGCGACTGGCCTTTGAAATGATGGGCGAGAAAGATGAGTCCCGCGTCCAATTGGTTCAGTTCCACCAGAACTATTCCTACGAGGATTTCATCTTAGGGTACAAACCTTCTGGATCTGACTTCGAGCTCCAGAGAGGTACCTTCTACAAGTTCTGCATCAGTGCTGCCAACAATCCGGACAAACCGTACTTCTTCATCATTGATGAGATTAATCGAGGCAACCTCTCCAAATTATTCGGTGAGCTGTTAATGCTCATTGAAAAGGACTACAGAGGCGAAAAGCTGACACTGGCATACAAAGACGAGAAGTTCTTTGTTCCTAAGAATCTGTACATCATCGGAATGATGAACACGGCCGACAGGTCACTGGCCATGATCGATTATGCCCTCCGCCGCAGATTCAGTTTCTATGAGATGCACCCAGGATTCCAATCCGACGGATTTAAGAAATACCAGGCTGCAATGAACAATGAGCACTTCAACAAGCTCATTGAAAAGATTGAGGAACTCAACCGAGCCATCGCTAAAGACGAGTCCTTGGGCTCTGGTTTTGAACTTGGCCATAGCTATTTCTGCGGCCAGAAGAGTGTAGATGATGCCTGGCTACACCAGGTCATCAACTTCGACATCCTTCCTATGCTGCAGGAGTATTGGTTTGATAATCGTTCCGAAGTGAAGAAGTGGGAAGCTGAACTCAATTCCATCTTCAATGATTAACGACAAGGGCATACTGATCCGGAACATCTATTATATGCTATCCTATGCTTTTCAAGAGCTTAGGAAGAATAACTATGATGAGATTTCAAAGGAGGACTTTGAATACATCCAGGATCTGTTTGCCGAGATTCTCTACAAGGGTATCTCTTATCAATTGAAGCAGGGTTTGTACCGGGAGTACATAGAGCGGCACGATACACTTTCAGTCCTTCGCGGTAAGCTGGATATGGTAGAGACCATACGCAATCGCGTCCGGCACAAGCAGGTGCTGTCTTGCGAGTTTGATGAGCTATCTGAGAATAACGTATTTAATCAGATCATCAAAACCACCGCAGGGATTCTTATCCGCGAAAAATCGGTGTCTCCCAAGAGAAAGAACCAGCTTAAATCCATCTTGCCTTTCTTTGATGGCGTCGCGGTCATTGATCCGTTCAACATCCACTGGAATATGCTGCGCTTCCAACGCAACAACCAGACCTACAAGATGCTGATGAACATCTGCTACTTCATTCTGGATGGGATGTTGATGACCACCGAGGCCGGGGCATATAAGATGGCCTCCTTCTCGGACGACCACATGAATCGGCTCTTCGAGAAGTTTGTGCTGGAGTATTATCGCGTGCATCATAAAGGGCTATCGGCTTACCCGGACCAGATTGCCTGGGACATCACCGACCGTGAGACTGCGGCCATCGACTTTCTGCCCGCGATGAAAACGGACATCACTTTGCATAAAGGCGACCGCACTCTCATCATCGATACCAAATACTACGGCCACATGATGCAGGAGCAGTTTGATAAACAGACCATTCATTCCGGCAACCTCTACCAGATTTTCACCTATGTCAAGAATCTGGACAAGGATAACACCGGGAATGTCTCTGGCATGCTCCTCTATGCCCGAACTCAGGAGTCTATTGCTCCAGACCTTGATGCCCACTTCGGCCCCAACCGCATCATGGTGCGCACCCTTGATCTAAATCTTGAATTCGAAGGTATCAGGCGACAACTTGACTCGATCGCCCTAATTCTAAATATATGATATGAGAGACGAAAGACCATACATGACAGCACAAGAAGCCAAGCAGTTCACAAAAGACTTCTCGGAGCTGACTACATTGCTGATTGGCAAGCTTCATCATGCAAACACTATTGAAGAAGCGCAAGTTGCTCTTTCGATGATGGAGGACTTTGCTCAATATGAACTTCCCCAAGCCAAGACATTGTATGGGATGATGCTCCTGATGGAGGGGAAGCCCTGGTATGATGTTAGGAAAGCACTCGGCTGGCTAAAAAAAGGAGCACAGGAAGCAGCTGCTTCCAAAGAGCATCCTGCAGCAGATAGCATGTACCAATATGGCATGATTCTCCTCGATGGATTATATGGCGTTCCGTGCGATCCGGTTACCGGAAAGTACTGGATTGATAAAGCAGCTGAGCTTGGTTTCAAAGCCGCTATAAAAGAACAAAGAAAACGCTGGAAATAATGGATGAACTGAAGAATACAAATCCCCAGCAGATGTTAGAGGATGCGTTTCGTGCCATCTACGATTTGGATTTTTCTGCAGAAGCCAAAAGAGTAGATGAGGAGAACGCTTTGATGGACTACCAAATAAAGTGGTGTAACACCTTTAAAGAAACCTTTGCATTCATTTCTCAATATGGTGCACAGCTTGAGCTCCAAATGAATTCAGATTTTAAGGTAAAGTACTACCATCTCGACAAATGCAGTGTTCAAATTTTCTGCGATTGGTATTCCATCGAAGTTCATCCGCCAAAACCAGGAAAAGATGTTTGCAGATGTCTTGAACGCTATTCATTTGATTTTCCGTATGGGAATAATGTGGTTTTTCTGACTCTTTCGGAAATTACACAGCATGTGTCCAAAGGGCTGGCGAAGTCAAATGCCGACAAGAAACAACTGAAATAATGAAGATTGAAGAAGCCATAGTGTATGTCCTCGCATCCTCCGGGCACGGAATGAAAACCGAGCAGATAGCCCGCGAGATCAACGAGAGGAAGCTTTTCACCCGCTGGGACAATGCCCCGGTGGATGGGAAGATGGTGTACGCTGTGGTCATGTCACACCCGGATACTTTTTGCAAGTCAGAAGGACGGATCCGCTTAATCATTTAGTCGTATGGTTGGGAAGTATAAAGTCATAACTCTCTGCGGTAGCACGCGCTTTAAGGATCAGTTCCTCGAGGCGCAGAAGCTTTTAACCCTCGAAGGCAACATCGTCATAAGCGTCGGCCTCTTCGGACATTCCGGAGATGATGAGGTGTGGACGGAAGGCACCAAGGAGATGCTGGACGACATGCACAAACGCAAGATTGACATGGCCGACGCCATTTACGTGATTAATGTGGGTGGTTACATTGGTTCAAGCACTCGGTCGGAAATCGAATATGCCAAGAAGAATGGTAAAGAAATCAGATATTTAGATACATCAATAAACCGATAAAAGCAATCTACATATGTTTGGAATTGATAATAGCCTGATTCCTCATGTTGCAAAAATGCCTGCAAACCATACGTGGGCTGTCTTTTACATGCGAGGCAATCTTAAATTGGTAGAGAAATCACTGAGTAAGTGGATAGAATTGTTGGCTGATAATCTCAATGTCTCTTACATTCTTGAGAATGTCCTATTCCTATATATGGCGCATGAAGCAATAATTGAGTTCAAACAGCGCGAGGGAATCCAGGGGTTTGATGATATTCTTCCAGTTATAGACAATCCATATGATGCTGTTGAATATGCTTTGCATACTTCTTGGCGTAATGTGACTATAAATGAAAGACAAGATGCAGCCCTCTTGATGGAAAAAATGTTCAAAGGACAGATCCTCCCATTTGGCGCAGTTCAAATTCCTCTGCCCGATGGATATCGACTGATGGATCCGGATAGAAATCCTTTTTTCCCCGTTGGAATGCGTCCTCTGTTTTGGGCCAATTGCGAAATAAATGACTTTGAACAATATGTTCCATCAAGGTTTTATGGAATTGTAGATCTTGAAACTGGACACACTTTTGCAACAGCCACATCGAAGTACTGTCTTTACACGAATAAGCAAGTCTATGATTTATTGAGAGAGGTTGCCTATAGTGTTTTTGACGAGAATGAGCCTAAATCCAATACGATTGACCATTTCGAACTCTCAAAGAAAAGTGGTGTTTGTAAAATGACGGTAATGCGCGAGGAGGAAGAGTACCAACCCTTAATCAACGATGGGTGGCAAGCTCTTCTTGAGGGAATTAATAGTTATGACAAAAGTGAACCATTGAGGTACACGTTTGGCTATCAGAACAAAAGGCATAGAATTCCGCTATTGATGCCGGAGTATACCGTGTCAATCCAAACTCAGCATACCATCCCCTTTGAAGAATTCCGAAGGAAGGTTCTTGATGAGGTGCAGAACAATATTCAATTTGCGGCTATTCAGAAATCGTTCATTGAAATTATCAAGGCTCTAAAGAACACGAAATTGGCGGATCGAGACATGTTGCCGCTTTACTGTAAGTATTTTGGAGTAATCTCTATTCCAGAGTCCGAGAATGCGCAGGAACGTCTCGTTAGCGATCTTAGATATGTGGCCAGATTGATAAAAGAAAGTGTAGATAAGTATGGCAAGAATGCTTATGCGATGCTTCATGTTATTATGGATTATCTTTCCACACGGGGCCGCTATACGTACAACAATGACTGGGAATTAGGGAAATGGGTGCACGACTTTCTTGAGGCATCAAAATCCGCTGGTTTTTCAATCAGTGGATATATTGGAAATCCGTTTTATGACATTGTTTCTTGGTTCGAGGTACAATAGCTGATGAAAGCATATACTTTTGCCCCAATATCTGCCCGTGAGTATCCGACAGTGAGTATATTGGATAACCCATATATCTGGGGCGGTGTTTCTTTCTGCGTTAATTTGTCAGAAAGACCTTATTCCCCAGAGTTAATAGCAGCATTCGCCCAACATGGCATTGAATGGATACACTGCCCCATTTCCGAAGAAGCCGGAGCCGACTGGCTGGTTGCTCTCTCTGTGGCTCTCCCAAAGATGTATTTGGCATATAAGGCCGAAAAAAGACAAATTGTTCATTGTGGTTTGGGCAACAACCGAAGTCGGTCATTTGCAGAAGCTTTGTATTTTGCCATTAACCGAAAGGAATTATCTGATCCATATAAAGGCGAGGTTAATCACCTTATATACAATTGCAGAATAGGCCATTTGCCAGAAATCAATGAATTGGAATATCGGTTAGTAGCCATGACCGGATTATTGCCCAACTGGCATATTCCGAGTGAAGAAAAGATGAGAGATGCCTTGGTGACTCCTCGTTCTTCTCAAAAAAATGGATCATATTCCGATGATTGGTTATTAGATTAAAATCCATATGAAATCCTACGCTCTATTTCAACAATATATCTGGCTGGTAAACACCATCCACAAAGCCGAGAGAATCACCCTCGACGAGATCAACCAGCGCTGGCTGGAGACCGAAATGAGTGAAGGGGTTAGCATTCCTCGTAGCACCTTCAATCGTCACCGGGATGCCATCCTGGATATGTTTGGCATCATCATCGAGTGCGACAAGAAGGACGGATTCCGGTACTACATTGACAACGTGGATGTGCTGGAAGAGGATACCATCCAGAATTGGATGCTTTCCACTTTGTCGGTCAACAGCATCCTTGCGGAGAATAAGGGTGTCCATAATCGAATCGTCCTGGAGCCCATTCCGTCTGATGGAGAGAACCTGCACCTGTTCATTGAAGCCATGAAGCGCAATATCCGGATCAAGGTTGTATACAGGAAATATGGGGTGGAAGAGCAGTCTGAAATGCTTGTAGAGCCGTTCTTCGTTAAGCTCACCAACAAAAGGTGGTATGGCATTGTCCGGAAGCCCATCGAGGACGGGTGGATGTTTGTCCTGGCTTTCGATCGCGTCCTTTCCTTAGAGCTCACAGATGAGAAGTTCAAATACCCGAAGGGCTTCGATCCGGTTGGATTCTTCAGGAATAACTACGGAATTCTGTGGGTAGAGGATACCCCGGTGGAAAAGGTGACTATCCGGGCTTATGGAAAGCAGGTTTATTACCTACGGGATCTGCCGCTCCACCACAGCCAAGAGGAGGTGGCCACCGAGGATGATTATTCCGACTTTGAACTGACTCTCCGGCCGACGCCAGACTTCTATACACCGCTACTGTCCAGGGGACCGCTAATCAAAGTGCTGAGCCCGCAGTGGCTGGCGGATGAGATTAAAAAACAGCACCTTGAGGCCGCTCAGTTGTACGAGGGATAAATTAACATCCGTTTCGCCTTCTCGGCGGTGTCTTAAACCCCAAGAAAAAAAGTGTAACTTTGTAAAAATTATTCCGCATAACTACTATGAACTTTCAGGACTTTCTGAATGAGAACTCTGGTTTGGTGACAATCATATGGGTTGTTGTCATTATTGCTGTTTTTGTTCTCTACTTGACGCGCCTTTTAATGGCGAAGGGCGATAATCAGAAGCTTAAGGACAATAGAATTACTTTCGAGTCAAGAGCCGCAACACTGTCAACATTAGGTGTGCTTGGAACATTCTTCGGCATCACTTGGGGACTTATGGGCTTTAATGCTGATGACCTTGACAGCAGTATTCCCATCCTGCTTGGTGGATTAAAAACCGCCTTCTTTACCTCTCTGGCTGGAATGGTATCCTCCTTGGTTTATAATGCGATTCTCAACCACATTTACGACGTCTTTGAGGCATCCCTTCCAAGCTCACAAGATGAATCGGTGGCAAAGATTTGTGATGCTATAACGCAAATGAGCGAATCTTCTACAAATGCCATCGAGACAATTAAAGCTCAACTCACTTCTGCTCAGAATAATCAGGCGGCCTTCTACACGGCAGCATTGGCTTCTTTGAATGGATTTAACAAAGAATATCTGGATTCCGTGAAAGAGGATATTAAGGGTATAATGAATTCCATTTTGCTCCAGACAACTGCTGTAGGCACCCAATTGAAGCCTCTGGAATCTGTTAATAGTATGAGCTCGGACGTTAAGAGCATAACGACAGCAATTTCTGACATCTCAGTCAATGTCAAAGAACAGCTGCAAGAGAATAAGACCGCTGGAGCTGCTCTCGGAGAGATTGTAAAGACATCCGGTGAACAACTTAATGAAGTGAAAGAATTATCTGAGACGAGTAAAGCCCAGCTTACAGAGACAAGGGCATACTCCGAGAATCTCCATAATGAGGTGTCTGATATAGAGGCCAAAATGAAGGAGACAAACGAAATGCTCACACAGAAGTTTGACGAGTTCTCGGAGCTGTTAAAGAAGAGTAATACAGAGGCCTTGGTCGAGGTAATGAAGGGCTTGACAGAAGAATTCCAGAGACAAATGGGATCCCTGATAGAAAAGCTCGTCAAAGAAAACTTTGATCAACTCAACAAGAGCGTTGAGCAGCTGAACACATGGCAGATTGAGAACAAGGCCATGATACAATCTCTCACCAAGCAGTATAAGGAGATGAGCGACAATTTTGCGAATGATGCTACTGCTCTAAATAGAATCACACAGGATACGAATTTGTTGGTTAGCGACGGTGGTAAGCTCAATGAGCTATTGGCTGCTTTAACGAAGGTAATGGTGGATGATACCAAGTTCGTCGAGATAACCAAGAATCTTGAAGATAGTGCTCAATTGTCCAAGGACAATATGGCCAAGTTTGATGAGTCCACTGAGAAGCTGAATGACTGGGTTCGAAAGCAGCGCAACTTTGTAGATGCTGTAGTACAGCTTATGGGCAAGCTGGAGGAAATCAACAAGATTAACGATTATAGTTCCCAGTTCTGGAAAGAGACCAAGAAGGGGATGGACGACAGCGTTAACATCATTAAGTCGTCGTCTGAGTCCCTTAATAGGAATCTTCATAGCATAAATCAGGAATTCTATGATCGACTTGCATCTACCCTCAGCGAGCTTGATGCATGCATTCAGGCGATGGTCAGACAGAAAAATGGTAATTAAATATGGCCAATAAACATAACGTCTGGATGTCCGTATCAGACCTTATGACAGGCCTGATGGTTATTTTTCTCTTCGTGGCAATTGCATATATTATGCGCGTCCAGAAGAGTACAAGCATTTTGACCGATTACGTTGATACCAAGACAGAGCTTCATGATAAACTGGTTGATAAATTCGCGGATGATACAACCCGGTGGCAAATGACAATAGGGAAAGACCTATCCATGAAGTTTAATGATCCAACCACGTTGTTTCAGTCGGGTTCTGCCGATATAACACCGGAATTCAAGGCAGTTCTTGATGACTTTATTCCCAAGTATCTGGACATTCTATTGAGAGATAGTCTGAGGCGTAATATCAACGAGATTCGAATAGAGGGACACACAGATAATGTTCCTTATCCCACTTATGGGAGTGACCCATATATTGCCAACATTCGCTTATCCCAGGATAGGGCAAGAAATGTGTTGAAATATATTCGAGCAATTCCAGCGTTCAAGGAGTATTCAAAAGAAGATCAGGATTTATTGAATTACTGGTTTACTGCCAATGGATTATCCTATGGTAGAGCCTTGGATAGCAACGGGCGTTATATTTATGACTCAAAAATGCCAATTGACAAGGCTAAATCAAGAAGAGTCGAGTTTAGGATTATAACAACGGGTGATGAAATACTCGAAGATTTTGTAAGCAAGAGAAGGGGTAATGCCAGGTAGCGAACCGATATATGCCTTTGATGGCTTAAAAAGGGCACTTTCTGAACTTGGTTATCAAGTAAAGGAAGCGCGTCCTTGGACTCCCATTTCGCCTGTAACCGTTACAGCGAAAGACATTAAAAATGGGAATCTTGAGATTCGAGATGATGATTCCAGTGTCGGCATGTATTTCATTGATGGCAATGGAGTCAAGCATGTCGGTTTCTTATATCTTCAAGACTATAAATTAGATGAATACGGCCCTCCCAAATATCATCTCTGCAATTGTTCCACGATTCAGCAGTTTAAGGAAAATGGATATTTTAACAAGTATAGATGGGCAAACACCGAATCAGTTACAGTGATTAACCGAAATACAGGTGATGAGGTGCGGTTTGATCATTTAGAGTTATGCAAGAATTGCATTAGTATGATTCGGGAAGTGGCGGGGCACGTAACTTTTCAGACATCTATTCAGTTTGTTGATTTCATCAAGAACAAAGTGTATGGAAACGAAAAGGCAGATGAGGATGGGTTATTTGATGATCTTGGCGAGGCTGCAATAGCAAAAGATATAAAAAAAGAACTTGGGCTTGTTGACACTGACTTCGGCGCAGAATATGATATCTTCGGCTATGTTCATGGGTGGGAACAAATAAGTAGAGCCATCAGGGAAAAGCATAATTATACATGTCAGCGTTGTGGTATTCATATAGAAGATCCGCTTGATAGACGTTTCCTCCATGTTCACCACAAGGATGGAAATAAGGCAAACAATTCTGACGGTAATCTTGAGTGCCTTTGTATTGATTGCCACGCACATGTTGATGCTCGCCACGAACAGAATTTTAGCGAAGGAGCTAATCACGTTCTTTTACAAGCATTTCGTAGTAAGTATAAAAAGTAAGAATTAAAAAGTTCGGGGTTGTATCACGCTATGGTACAACCCCGATTTATTTTTGCTTTCAGAAAGTTGAACAACTAAAGTGCATGCCCTATGAAAGCAAAAGAAAACAGACCCGTCAAGAAAGTCCATCTGACGAATTTCCACATTGCTGGATTCGGTTTTTGGGATGGCGCTGAAGCCTTTGAGCAGCTGAAAATCGGCACCAGACTTGACCTCGTCAGGGAGCCGGATAACAAGTTCGATGCATATGCTGTGGCCATCTACCTTGGCGACTTCAAGCTGGGCTTCATTCCTCGCGGAGATAATCACGATATCTCCAAGTACCTGGACATGGGACTCGATGACATCTACGAAGTCCGCATCCAGCGTATCTCCCCGGACGCTCATCCGGAGAATCAGATTGAAGTCATCGTTTATATCAAGAACCAGAACAAGGAGTAAGGCTATGGCATCCATCTACACTGTCCGCTGCCCCAAGTGCGGCAAAGAATATGAAGTCATGAAGGGTATCCTCATGAGCGAGGAGGATCTTGATCCCATGCCCAAGGAGCGCGAGTTTGAGACTCCGGTCAAATGCCCCAAGTGCGGATTTGAATTCTCCCTTCAGGATGAGAACTACAAGGATAGTTTTATGCTGTCCCTGCTTGCAGACTAAATCATGAACGAAAACCCTAAACTTACTCCTCGTACCAAGGATCAAGTCCTCGGCTGCATGGTCGGCGGAGCTGTTGGTGATGCCCTCGGCTATGCCGTGGAATTCAGCTCCTATGGATCCATCGTCAAGCAGTACGGCGAGAATGGCATCACGTGCTATGCCCTGGACAGGCATGGCCTTGCCCTGATCTCCGATGATACCCAGATGTCTTTGTTTACAGCTGCAGGAATCCTCCTGGGGATGACTCGCGGATACATGCGGGGCATCATGGGCCGCATCGACACATACTGCCGCCACACTTATTTGGACTGGCTTCACACGCAGGAGTGGACTTCCCGGCATGAAGATGCCCGCGTTGATTCCTGGCTGATGGATGTGCCGGAGTTGTATTCCCGTCGCGCACCTGGTAATACCTGTCTGTCGGCACTGCACTCCATCGAAGAGGGAAAGGAACCGAGGAACAACAGCTGCGGATGTGGTGGTGTGATGCGGACGGCTCCGCTGGCGCTGCTTAATCAGCTGCATGGTTATTCCAATGGAGACAAGCTCTATTGCGATATGTGCGCTGCAGAAGCTGCCCGGATTACTCACAAGCATCCTCTGGGCTTTATTCCGTCTGCCATCTTGAACGATATGCTGATGCAAATCCTGGAGGGTATCGAGGGGAGGGAACAGAGACCGGAATACTTCGTTGAGCAGGCGTTGCTACGTTTGCCGGATACCGTATCAGAGGTGGATGAGAACAAGAAATACGGTGAGCTATGGCCGGAGGAGATTAAGAAACAGAAAAGGCTTATTACAAAGGCGCTGGATCTGGCTTATTCCGATGTCGAAGACCACTACGCCATTGAGTCCATAGGTGGTGGTTGGACTGGCCATGAAGCACTGGCCATCGCCATCTATAGTGCTACCAAGCACCGGGATTCCTTCGAGGATGCCATCGTTAGCTCCGTCAACCATTCCGGAGACAGCGACTCCACCGGAGCCATCTGTGGGAATATCATGGGAGCCCTTCTTGGCCGCAGCGCTATCCCTGCACACTTCACCGACAATCTGGAGCTCCGGGATGTGATCGAGGAGATGGCCGAGGATCTCTACACCGGGTGCATCATCAGCGAATACAACCATTACGGCACTCCGGAAATGGATCGCTGGGATACAAAGTATTGCTGCCAGCACTGGGAGCCAAAGAAATGATTCCTTTTGAGACAGTTCCTCCGCCAACGGAGATCCCGGATTACGTCTTGTACAGCAAGAGGTATAACCGGGCGTTTATTCCGGGGCAAAAGAAGCAGCCAAAGGACGAGTATAGTGTGGTTGTCCACCAGGACCGGGAAAGTGCTTTAAAAGCAGCGAAAACAGCTGTAAAACAGAAACGCGGCCGTTACTTTGGACGGGCGAGCGACCCGGCCATCCAGGATGCTTTCAATGTCTATGAAAACGGAAAAGTAGTGGAGCAGCACAGGGTTTCCGGAGACTCGCAGAAAGAGCAGAAATAACTTGATATCCCCAGATTAAGATGCCATATTTGTGACCGAGAGATGAAGAACATCGCATAGGTCTTTGACATGCTGGGGAGGCGTTTCCCTTACTTGTAACCGCTTTTTTGAAAATCGGCCATACAGATATCTGGAATGGCCGAAATATATGTTTATTTGGCGAATCGAACTCTCGGAACATAAAAGTGCTTTCAAGGCTGGTTTTTGAACTGAGGTTCCTGTAACCTGTAACCCAAACCGAAACAATCGGTCACAGGTTGGTTACAAACTGGCTACTTTAGAATGCTTCTTTTTGATTCTGGAAGCGATACGCCACAGTAACACAAAACGTCCCAAAACTCGCGGACTATCAAAGGGTTAGGGAGGTAACTAAAAGAAAATCAAGGACTTAAGTTTTACCTTAAATCCTTGACCTTGTGGAGCATAGGAGAATCGAACTCCTGACCTTTTGAATGCCATTCAAACGCTCTACCAACTGAGCTAATACCCC